CCGCCGAGGCGGAATAATTCTCGGGCCGCAGGTCGGGGTCACCGCACCGGAGAATTATTCCGCCTCGGCGGTGGCCTTTGGGCAGTACTGGCTGGAGGCCGGCACGTACGACTGCACGGGTCTCATCAGCTTCCAATACAACACGCGGATCATCGGTAGCACCGCGGTGAACGCCTTGGGGATCAAGCGATGAGTACAGACGTAACTTACTACCTTAAAGGGGATGGCCGGATCGTGGCGGCGGGTACCACCTTCGACCCGGACGCGGTACGCCCTCCCGGCACTGAGATGGTGCTGGGGGTGGCGGGTGATCCGCTGAATGATTATGTCGTGCACGGAGAAGTGCACCCACGCCCAGTATTACCGGTGCGTTTACAAGGGCACTGGTTATTGGAAGTTCCGCGGGGCGCCTCGGTAAACATTGACGGCGCAAGTTATGCCGCCGACGGTTCGGCCATTGAATTAAGTTTCAACTATAAAGGAACGTACGCGGTGTCTGTGACACTCTGGCCGTACCATGACTGGAGTATTCAAGTTGAAAATTGAACACACGCGAGATCATCAGGAAGTTCGTGCGGCGGCGTACCCGAGTGTGGAGGATCAACTCGATATGTTGTGGCATGCGATGGATCAAGGCACCGCACCTAAAGTAGAACCTTTCTACAGCCGGATTAAAGAGGTGAAAGAGTATTACCCAAAACAGTAACTGAGTTACTCTATGCCGGGACGGCATCTGGACCCTTGTTTAGTTGCACTCAGCGGCAATAACTTGTTCCCTGTTTATTCGGATGGGGGAGAAGTCACCCACTTCACACAGTTCATACGGTTCTTCTCACTCAGCAGAGGGTATATACATGCCTGCTTTTTCCGATTACCTGGAAAACACTCTGGTCAATGCCACGTTGCGCGGCGGTACTTATACCGGCGGCGGCGTGTTTGTGGCCTTGTTTAAATCTGACCCGACCGATGCCGGTACCGGCGCGGAACTGACCGACTCCGGTTATGTTCGCCAGCGTGCGCACACTACCGTGGCCTCGGATGGTTTCACTGTACCGAGTAACGGTTCCACCAGTAATGCCCGCAACTTGATCTTCCCGGCCATTGTCCAGGTACAAGTAGCGATTACCCACTGGGGCATCTTCGATGCGCAAACCAACGGTAACTTGTTGTACTACGCACCAATGTTGAACCCTAAGACTCTGGACCCGACTGACGTACTGTCGTTCCCGATCGGTTCGCTCATCGTGACGTTGGACTAAGCCTATGTCCATGCGCTTCGGCTCAGACCTGTTTACCGGTTTAGCGACCGGTTTTGTCGTCGCCTCTGGACTGGCCTTGGCCGGTGCTGCCGGGTCGGCGCAACTGACCACGACTCGTTTCATGGCCGGTACCGGGTCGGCCGGCGCGGTGGCACAAGCGTCGGTTCACCGTGACCTGTACGCGCAAAATAGTTCGATCACTGCGGGTGCGGTTGCCTCCGGCAATGCCCGCGGTACCTATTCCAAATTGGGCCTGGCGATTGCCGGGGCCAATGCCAGCGGCACATCGTGGTACCAGGCGTTTGCTCACGGCAACTTGTCGATCCAGGCCCAGGCTTCGGCCAATGGTTTGCGCCTGGCGCGGATCTACCCGTACCACGCCCAAGCCGGGGCCGATGGCCAGGCACAGGGCTACACCTTTCAATACGGGCAGACCACCCCGGCCAAAGGTGAAGCGACGGCGTTCGGTACCACCTACTTCGTTGGACATGGTTTAAGCCCCGCCGGGGCTACGGCCTCGGCCTCGGTGCACAAGCAGGCCGGCTTTGCCGGAATCGGGTCCGCTACGTCGGTGGGCAGCAGTAGCGCTGCCAAACGTACTGCCGGCTCCACCGGTACCGGGCTGGGCAATGCCAGCCTGTTCGGTGACGCCGCGGTCAAGAAGACCGGGGTGCGGTATTTCCAGGGTGTGGGCCAAGCCAAGGCGGGTGCGGTCGGCTCGACCCTGTCGGTGCTGGTGTTCCAGCAGCAGCATGCGCTGGCCACCTCCAACCTCTACGGCACCCTGACCGCCATGTTCGGCGGCAAGGGGCAGGGTTACGGAAATGCCTCGGGTTATGCCGACGCGATTGGCGCCACCACCGGGGTTACCGGCGTGCCGGCGACCACCACCGCGTACGGCAATGGCCGTGCTCAGGTGAACTTCTTGGCCAAGAGTACTGGGCGTGCCGGTTCGACCTCGTCCAGTGCCCTGAATGCGGTGGTCAAACACACCGCGGCGCCGACCCAACCGGGGCTGGGCAATGCCAATGGCCGCGCCACCGCGTACGTGACCAAGCTGGTCTACGCCACCGGTCAAGCCGGGGCTACCACGGCCACCTTCCCGGTCAAGACCCAAAGCGTGTCCAGTACCGCGCTGGCCCGCGCCACCTTGAATTCTCCCGGTATCCGGCTGGACGTGGTGGTGTCGGTCATTGCCCGGGCGACGGCCTACCAGGAACAGGAAGCCGTCCGCCAAGTATTCGGCCAGGGCCAGATCACCGCGCTGGCGCTGGGTCAGGGTTACAACCAGGTCAACGACTTCCTGCGGGCACCGGCCGAACGCACGCTGTATTCCCTAATAGAAGACCGTCTGCTGGCAACCGCCACAGAAGACCGCTTGATCACTGTGTGAGGACGTCATGAAAGTCTTTCAGAAACAGCCCCGTGACGTCCTCGACTACGACGTGGACATGTCCGCTTGGTTCGCCGGCATTCCCGGGGACGACATTCAGTCGGTCTCGGTGAGCATCAGCGCACTGAGTGAAACCATCCCGGCCTTGGTGGTCGGTTCCCCGGTACACAGCGCGACCCCGGTCTTGCTGGGCTCGGTACCGGTGAGCTTCAAGGTGTGGCTGAGCGGGGGTACGGACTACGAAGACTACGTCGTCACCTGTCTGGTGACCACGGAGCAGGACCGAACCAAAGAAGTGGAATTCAAACTGAAGGTGCGTGACCTATGAGCTATGCAAACCTGGTCCTGAGTCAGGTGTCGGTGCCTCTGAGCGTCGGAGCCACCACCATTACCCTGATCGACATTGGCGCACCGTACCAACTCCCACCCACCGGCGGCGGTATCCTGGTGCTGTCCGACAGTCCGGCCAAGCCCAGTGTGGTGGAGATCATCAAGTACACCAGCCGCAGCGGCTTGGTGTTGTCCGGGGTGACCCGTGGACAGGAAGGCACCACGGCATTGGCCTGGGCCTTGCCGACCTTCTCGCTGATGTCACTGACGGCGCAGGACTTCCAGACTCAACTGGACAGCAAGGAACCGTCCATTGCCGTGGGGACCACGGCGCAGTACTGGCGCGGGGACAAGTCCTGGCGCGACTTCATGACGGACGTCCGTGCCAGTACCTTGACTGGCTTGTCGACCGCGACCAACGCCGTGATCAGCGCTACCGACACGGTGCTCAGTGGTCTGGGTAAACTCCAGAAGCAGATCAGTGATGCGTCTACCAACCTGGCGGGTAACGTACGCTCGACGGTCCTGACCGGTTATGTCAGCGGGACCAACGCCGCGCTGGCCGCCACCGATACACTGTTGGCAGCGTTCGGCAAGGTACAAGCCCAGCTGGATGCCAAGGCGACCTTGGCCAGCCCAGCATTGAGTGGAACGCCAACGGGACCCACGGCTGCCAGTGGCACCAATACCCTACAACTCTCCAACACAGCATTTGTGCAGCAGGAGATTGCCAAGCTAATTTCTTCGGCGCCGGGGGCGCTGGACACCTTGGCGGAACTGGCGGCAGCGATGGGCAACGATGCCAACTTCGCAGCAACCATGACCACGGCACTGGCCGGCAAAGAGCCGTCGATTACCGCGGATCTGGTTAGTTCGTTCTACAGCGGTAGCAAGACCTGGCGGGATCTGCCGACTGACGTGCGTGCCGTGGTGCTCACGGGTTTGAGTGTGGCCACTAACTCGGCGGTCGTCGCCGGTGATTCGATTCTGGTAGGGCTCGGCAAACTACAAGCTCAGGTCACTGCCCTGGGTACCAGCAAGCTGTCGTTGTCCGGCGGTACGTTGTCCGGGGCACTCAACGAAGCGCCACCGGTGACCTTGGCTTCCGCTGCTACGGTGAACATTGGCGCAGCTGCGGCCAACTCGGTGACCATCAGCGGTACCACGACCATCACGGCGTTCGACACGGTCGCTGCGGGTATTACCCGTAAGGTGACGTTCTCTGGTGCTCTGACACTGACCCACAACGCCACCAGCTTGCAGCTCTTGACGGGGGCCAGTATTGCCACGGCGGCGGGTGACACCTCGGAGTTCGTATCACTGGGGGCCGGTAACTGGGATTGCCTTTGGTACCAGCGTGCCAACGGTAAAGCCATTGGCTTGGGCAACGTCGACAACACCAGTGACGCCAACAAGCCAATCAGCACCGCTACACAGACCGCATTGAACCAGAAGGCGGATGCCGCCGGTGTGGTACCTCCCGGGATGACCGGCGACTTCGCCACTTTGCTGGCACCGACTGGCTGGTTGGACCAGGATGGGGCGGCCGTGTCGCGGACTACTTACGCCGCGCTGTTCGCCGTGATGTCGGCGGCCATTGTCGGTAACACCACTTCCGGCAGTGCCGTGATCGCTGCGGTGGCCGCCACCAACGCCATGTGGGTCGGCATGCCGATCTCAGGTCCGGGTATTCCAGCCGGCGCCACGGTGTTGTCGATCGTGACCAATACAAGTGTGACCCTGTCGGCCAACGCCACCGCCACCGCGACGGGCATCACGGCCACCATCTGCCCGTACGGTGTCGGTAACGGCACCACCACCTTCAACGTGCCAGACAAGCGTGGTCGTGTCGGTCGCGGTTGGGACAACGGCGCTGGGGTGGACGTCAACCGGGTACTGGGCAGCTTGCAAGCCGACCAGAACGCCTCGCACACCCACGGTGTCACGGACCCAAGTCACGCCCACTCGACGAGTACGTCGCCGGGTACTGCCTATACCGCCGGTGGCGTGTGGGGTGGTACCGCAGTAGGTGGTGGTACGGGTGCGGCGGTCACCGGCATCTCTATTCAAGCCTCGGGCGGTACGGAAGCGCGGATGAAGAACACCTCCTACCGCGCCTGCATCAAATACTAAGGGGTGACACATGCAAGTTTACAGCTACGACTCGGACAGCCTGCACTTCAACGGCGTGACTGTGGCGCAAGAGTGTCAGATTGAAGCCGGGGTGTTTCACCACCCGGCGTGGACCACCACGGAGATCCCGCCGAACTACAACCCGGCGACGCAGACCTGCCGTTTCCATGAAGGGCGGTGGGTGATCGGGGTACGCACCTCGACCGAGTTACCAGTCAATGCCAGTCCAGGGGAAGTGGACGCAGCCCTGGCCGCGGACCTTCTCCACCTACGGGATGCCTCTCTGCGCAATAGCGACTGGAAAGTCCTGCGACACCAGGAAGAAGGCCTGCTGCGCCTCGAACCATCTCTGTCCCCACTCGAATGGCAGATCCTGCTGACTTACCGCCAGTCCCTACGAGACTTGCCGTTGCAGCCGGGTTTCCCTCGAGTGGGTTTACCAGTGGAACACGCGTTACCACAGTTGGCTCAAGGAGTTGCACATGCCGTTACCGATCACTGACAAAGACCGCGCCGTCCTTGCCCGCACATTGTGGGGCGAGGCGCGAGGAGAGGGGATTGCTGGCCAGCAAGCGGTGGCCTGGGCCATTCGCAACAGGGTCAACGATGGAAAGGACAAGTCCTGGTGGGGCGAGGGCTACACCGGGGTGTGTCAGGCACCGTACCAGTTCAGTTGCTGGAACAAGAACGATCCGAACTACCCGTACCTCAGTGGTGCGACGCCGATCCCCAAGGGCCAGATCAACCGGGCCACCGAAGCGGCCAATGCCGTGATCGATGGTTTGGTCAAGGACCCGACGGGCGGGGCGACCCACTACTACGCCCTGAGCATGCCCAAGCCGCCGGCCTGGGTGAAAGGCGCCACGCTGACCCTGACCCTGGGCCAACACAAATTCTATAAGGACGTCCCATGAAACCATTGATCTTTGTTGTACTGGCTTGTGTGGTGTTGTGGCTCTCGGCCTGCACCACGTTGCCCGCAGCGGCGCCGCTACCACAGGCGGTGGCCGGTTACTGCGCACTGCCAGTGACGGATCGGGCCATCAACCGCGCTGTCATCAACAGTCTGTTGCTGCCGAACACGGTGGCGATCACCTGTGCCGGGGACGCTATTCGATGACAGACCTCACGGCTGGGCTGCTCTACCCGTACATCGGTGCTGCACCAGGGCAGTTCACCCGTGTGCCGCAACTTCTGCCGTACAAGACCGGCGAGTGGGTGGTGATGGAGGACTTCGGCTACTTCCGCAAAGACGGTAGTTATCAGCATGTTCCCAAGTACTTCATCACCGACCTGGCGTCGATTCCTTGGCTGGCGGAACCGATGTTTGCTGACACAGACAGTCGTCTGCCGGGGATCGTCCACGACGCCAGCTACTGCTTTAACCAGAAGCCCAAGGCGTGGTGCGACAGCATGCTGTACGAGATGCTGCAAGTAACCGGCGCTCCGTTGATGCAGAGTCATCTGATCTACGCCGGGGTTAAGGTGGGCGGCGCTTCCCGATACGACGCTTGCAAGGGCGGACCCAAGGAAGAAGACTTCGCTTGGGAGCTGATGACACCCAGTGACGACTACCTCTACAAGCAGGCTTACGGGATTTGTCAAGTAGGTGCGGAGAGAGGCTGAGAAGACCCTAAAAACAGTACCCAAATGGAAACGGCGAAGTGTCTAGGATGGGGTTTGCAAGGCGGGGATGTGTCGGTTATTATGGTACACGTTTTACGGTCCAAGGCACGGTTTTACTGGGTTTCAGTAGCGGATTGCAAATCCGCCTACGCCGGTTCGATTCCGACCTCGGCCTCCACTATTAAAGCCCGTAAGATTAACGTCTTACGGGCTTTTTCTTGCCTGTAGAAAAACAGGTGTACCAGAACTTTTGGGTACGTGTACCAGAACTCCGGTCATTTGGTCGGGCTAGCGATGGCACCGATGCGGCGATAAACGCGCTCGGTGATCCCTTCTTTAGAGTGGCCCAGTAGCAGACTGGCTTCGCCAATGTCATCAATTTCAGACGCGGCTTTCGGTCGAATGTCACGGAACTGAAACTCCATGATTCGTTGAGCCATGTCTTCGGAGCCTGCTTTGCGGGCTTTGTCTGCGGCCAGCAGTCGAGCGGCATCCCAACGATTCCTGAGCATCTGCCAGGACACTCGCAGACCCTGCTTGTTGAGGATGAAGTAGGGCGATGGGTGTCCAGCATTGCGCAGGATGATGCTGTCCAGCAGCAGCCCCAGGGTATTACGTTCAGCGCCGAGGTTGAGCTTGATGCGCAAGCGCTTTTTGGTCTTGCCCTGTTGCACCGTCAGGAAGCCATTGACCATGTCGTCTTTGCGCATGGCGAGGACGTCGGAAGGTCGCTGCCCACTCAGGTAAGCCAGGTCCATGGCATCCTGCAATTCCTGCGGAGCTTGGTCATAGACGCTGAGCCATACGGTGTCATTGGCGTAGTAGTCACGCGGTGTCTCCTTGTTCTTGCCTACCCCTTTGCAGGGATTCTCCAGACGTGTCAGGCCCCATTCACGAGCTTTATTAAACACATGAGAGAACAGTGCCAACTCTCTGTTGGCTCTGATTTTTGCGCTACGGTTGTCGCGGTAGCTGGCAATCATGGACGGGGTGATGGCGTCGATAGGTGCTGAATCAAATACCATACGCAACTGCTTGAGTTCCTTCGCATTGTCCTTCTGCGTGCGCTCGGCTTTCTTCGGGATGATGTCTTTGGCGTAGCGATCAAAGATCGACCGCATGGTGGTGAGGTCGGCTGGCTTGTCCTTGGCTTCCAGCTCGGCCCATTTAAGACGGGCCTGGTCCAGGTCTTTGCCAAGCTGAATGTCGATACCATCCGTGCCCCGGTAGACGTAGGTGGTCCACACGTCGCCGTTCTTGCGCGTACGGTTCTTCTGGTACATCCGAGGAGGCAGGTGGTGGTTCTTAGTGCTGCGTGGGCGCATTATCTGAGTCCTGAAAAGTCGGGCGTCCACGCCGGTTTAGGGAGGGGAGGCGCCACGGCGGTAGTCGGGGAGGGGAGTCCGAGTTTCATTCGGGCGTATTGCCGGCCCACCAGGGGGCGCTTGCCGCGACTTTCAACGAAGTGCCACTCACGTTCTTTAAGCCAGCGAATCTGCCAGCCGCGGGCAACATACCCGGTCATATCGGCTAGTTCTTCCTCACTGAGGATTTCGGTTTCCATGACGGCTACACCAGACAGAGGGGATTGAGGTTATTCGTCATAACCGTGTTCCCGCTGGCGCCTAGCTTTGGTCATTACTGCCCGAACCTCAGCAATTAAGCTGTCGTTGTCCACGAACTGGTATTCCCCGCGCTCCATACCGAACATGAAGTCCTCGATCGCGTCGTTGTAGGCCGGGATATGACCTTGCGCACAACAGACAACTTCATCGCCGTTGGAAGTACGCGGAAAAGTTTTTTGCTTGGTGTCACGAATCACCAGGGTGTCGTAACGAGTCTTCTTGGCTTGGGTCATGTGACCTCCAATAAAAAACCCCGCACTTGGCGGGGTTAGTTCGGAAACTTAATTAGGGTTTGGGTGTTTCCGGTGGATCGGATAGAGGGATATTAAAACGTTGGTAGAACAACTTCTCGAGCCATTGGAAGGAACGCCCACCGACGTGCGCAGCCACGGCCACGCACAACGGTAAAGTGGCCCACTCAGGCAACATACCCACCAACTTGGGGTAGGCACCATACATTAAGTAACCGGCCAACACCGCCGAGGCAAACTCGGTGGCCACCCACAGCACCGAGAACGGGTGCCCTTGGGAGATGCGTTGTGCAATGGAAATGAAACCACTGATCAAACTGATCAATACAGCGCCCAACATGCTCCAAATGTTTGGATCATTCTGCCAAGGCATTGTTTAACTCCTGAACCGGTAATAAGGGTAACGCGCCGCAAGTGCGACCATAGTATCGGAACAGGGATTAAAGAGTAGTAGCTATTTAGCGCTGAGTGTCTGAAGGGCGGCCTTGATGGTATTAACGATCAGCATTAAGCGGGTATAAGCATGGTTCTCTTCTAACGCCTTGTCTTGTACTGGGTAGTGCCATTCCTCGCCAAAGATGTCGGTGAGTAGTTTGCCGTGGTACCACAGTTCACTGAAGTGTTCGATATGCTCCAAGTTGTCGATGTCGTTCCACAGTTCATAGGCTTCGCCTTTGCTCAGTTCGCCCAGCTCCCAGTCGTGACGTCCGGTGCGTTGGCGTCTACGTTGCACAATGCAACGCTTGGCCAGGGTGACTAAGGCCGACCCGGTGAAGTGTTTGTCCTGTAAGTTGCTCGACAAGTTGCTGAGAATGTAATGCGCGTCGCATCGATTAATGAACTGCACCAGGTCACCTCCCATGGCGCCCCAGTAACAGGTCCAACTATCGCCCCAGCAACTTACCGTCAACTTGCCTTGGTTCGGACCCTGGTCTTCCAGGAAGACATTGATCGGGTCCAGCCGCGGAACTTCACTGATGACTAACTTGCGCACCGTCGACGTTACTATCTGCATTGACTTGCTCCTGTTGTTTGATGGCCATAATCTTCTTGGCTGCCGCATTTATCAGGTACAACTCATTGATCAGTGATTCACTGACCACGCTGATGCTGATCTCGTACCACTCACAACCGATGCCCAGGGCTTCTTCGTTGTCACGCATGAACAGCTGAGCTTCGGTCACGTCGCTGATGTTGTCCGCTTCACGCAGCAAGTCATAGCGGGTGTCCCAGTCATCACCATAGGTGCTGCTCTTGTCGTGTACGTAGTCTTTCAGGGCATTGAAGCAACTGTCGCCGACCAGCTCGTCGTCATGTCCTTGTAGGAGGAACGGCGGGAAGTCGTCATCAGCAATGTCTTCACTACTGGCTTGCTCAACGATCAGTCGACACATGCTGTTGGTGATTGCCTGCTTGAACTTCGGTTCGCAGAACTCGACTTCCTTGTGGCACTGATCCAGCTTGGTGTGGATGTAGTAGGTCACATCCTTGCCGGCCAGAAACGGCATGCCGTAAGAGTGACCCACGGTCCAGGTCAGATTGTCGATGTCACCCATCACGGCAATCCCGAAGCGGGTCATCATGATGTCGAAGGCGTAGTTGGTGGTGCCGGGTTGTTTACAGCGCCACACCTCCACCTGATCGGAGTTGATCAGGCACGAGTACTCGTGCTTTTCCAGGGTTTGTTCGGCCCGGATGATGCGGTCTTCTTCTTCAAGACGGCGACTGCGCAGTTACTCTTGGTGCTTGGCTTCACGTTGTGCGTCGTTCATGGGGACTCCTTACGGCTTCGGTCCAATGTTGATTGCGCCCGTTGCTCCAGGCGATGGGTCTCGATCCAGATACGGCGTTCCTCTGGGGTCATCTGGTCGATCTCCTTGTGCTGTTTATAGATACGGGCCAGCGCCAGGAAGATGTCGGCAGGTACCTGTACCGCTTTCATTTTCACAGAGAACTCTCCGGTACCCAGACCCAGGCGGCAACGAAGGCTCCGTCTTCGCCGACAGAAACGGCACAGTTTTCGTCCATTTCTATGGTGTCGTTGGAGCCGTCGGCGTACATGGCAATTGCCTTCTGGCGGTACTGGGCTTCCCGATCAGCATCATCCTGGTCCGGTTCCCAGCTCTGGATCTGGTTAAACACCCAGTCCCAATACCCACTGATGGTGTCCAAATCCATCACCACAAGGCGCCACAGCTGGCGCGGGAAGTTCGGATGTTCACCGTCACCGACTGGACTGTATTTGGTTTCCAGGTCGTTGGCGTTGAGGGTGTTTTCTTCGCTGTACAACGCGTCGGTGTATTTCATGCCGCCTCCTTTGGATTGAGGGTCATCAGGGCATCGGCGACACCGTCCTGAATAGTTTGGGTTTCGTGGTGGAAGTAGACCCACGCCAAGGCTTCTGCCTGCTTACGGGTCAATGGCCAGCATTCACGGTGTTTCTCGTAGATGCTGGCCGCGCATTCATCCAGTTCGGTCATGCTGCCTCCTTTTGCCGCAGCTTTTTCAGTGCAGCGGGTGTCATGCCCTTGGTTTCCCGGCGGAACGCGTCGTAGGCACCGCTGGTGACCCGAACCCATTCACTGTCCCGGGCTACCGGCAACATGCCGGCTTGCCAGGTACGGGTCATGCGATCAGACAGGCGAATGAAATACATGCGCCTGTTCACTTGATGGCCCACTTTTCAGCGGCCTTGAGCAGCTGCTTATAGGCAATCCGCACTGGCAGGCGCATCTGTGCCTGGTTGGTACGAAACCATTCGGTGAGTATTTCCAGCGGTGTCTGGACCTTGAGCACCTTGGCGTTCTCGGTCTTGTAGGCGGCATGGCCGGTGACGGCGGTGTAATAGCTGCCGCCGACGTGCACAGTCTTGGTCATGCCCTTCTCGACGTACTTCTCCATCTCGGCCTGGCTGCGCACCGCGACCTTGCCCGGGTTGTTCTGCTTGAAGCGCTTGTAGCAGGCTTCCTTGACCAGTTGCGGGCAGTCGTACTCGATGTACTTGACGTCCTCGATGTCCTGGTCCATCAGCTCGGCGACCCGCTCCCACTGTTCGGTGTTTAGCCACATGTCCTTGGTGACCCGGCGCAGGTCCCAGTCATCCACGGTCTGGCGGTCACGCTCAAGCTCCAGGTACTGCGGCAGCACGTTGTAGCCATAGCTCAACTGGGTTTCACAGACCAGAAGGCCGCCGACGTACAGGAACCCTGGCTTGGAGGGCAGGATGTCGCCGAACTTGGTGACGATCACATCGTCGGAGGTGGCCTGCATGAACAGACACATGTCGTGGATCTGCGTGGTGTCTTCGTGGTTCAAGCCATCGATGACAAAGGACAGACCGCGGGCTTCACCATGGGCGAGCAGGGATTCGTTGATCTGCAACACTTCGCATTCGAAGGTGTCACTACGGCCAAAGGCCGGGGTCCACAGCAGATCACCGTTGTACAACTTGACGTCGTAGTTCAGGCGAGCGAGGACCAGCAGCGCCAGCTTGAAGCCTTCGCCGAAGCTGCCGATCTTGCTGACGTCATCGGCCTTGCTGGTCTGGCCCAGCACCAGGGTACTGGACGGCAACACGGTGGTGCGGCTGGTCACGGTCAGGGTATGACCTTCGATGGACCACTCGATCGGGTCCTTGCTGTCGAGCGCGTTCTGCATGATTTCGCGGATGGCTTCCAGCAGTCCCCAGTGACGCACGTAATCACGGGACAGGGGCAATTCGTAGACACGGTCCATGGGGACGTCTTCCTTTATTCATTGGTTTGAGGGGGAGGGTGTAACGAGGGTGTATCAGGCAGGCAGCAGAGCGTCGTCTTCAGGGCGTCCGTCGATGTTCAGTGACTCGCTACGGCCCCAGCAGTGCTTACCGTCGGTGAAACCGGCAGAGATAGTGTTGCGCATTACCCGGCGCCAGTTGCCATGGGTCTGGTCCTTGATACGCCCTGCAACTTCGGCAAAGGCATCATGATCAATGGAGCAGTCAAAGACGAACATCAGTTCCTTGCCTTCTGCGTCACGAGTGACGATGTACTTGGCTTTCATAGTGCGGCTTCTTCCAGGTGCTGTTGGTATTCAGCGATGAGTTGGATTTCCACGGTCGGGGTGACCATGTCCATGAGCATCTGCTGGCGATCACCATTCAGGGTCAGGATGTCAAAGTAGAACTCTGCATCCTCCGGTGGATCAGCATCACCGAAGCCATGGCCGGTGACGCGCATGTCCCGGCTGGGATGGTAGGACTCAACCCGGCACAAGACCGGGATGTCGTCGATCTGAGTTTGAAAGATCAAGGATTCGCTCCTGTTCATGGCGCGGCATGATGCTGATACCGCAGCGGTGAATGATGTCGACACCGGTGGTGTCATCGTGCAGGCGGTCGTAGAACACGGCAGCAATACCCGAAGGGATGATCTGCCTGGCACACGGATCACACGGCGACACCGTGGAGTACAAATGTGCTCCTTCCAGTGAGATCCCGGCCCGGGTGGCTTTACCGATCGCGTTGTTCTCGGCATGCAGCACCGAGCGATCGGTCTTCATTCGCAACTTTTCTACGCCATGGACCATTTCCATGATCGGGGCGTTCTCGCAGCAGTTCGTGTGCCAGCCAGCGGGCTGGCCGTTGTAGCCGGGAATCACCAACCCTTGCGGGGTGACGATCACACACCCCACCTGCTCACGTTCAGCTTCAGTCTGGGCTTGGGCGGCGTAGGCCATAGCCCAGTACATCGGGCTGTATTTGAGTTTCAGTGGGGTGTGCATCGGTTATCCCTTTCTTCGGTTCCACGCCAGCGCGGCTTTGGGCCGCGACGGGTAGCTGAGTTGACGTAGTTGGCAGCGGGTGCAGAACACCCGCCACTGCGGGCGTTGCAGATTGGTAAAGCAGACTCGGATGAAGACCGACTTACCTCCGCAGCAGGGACAGCCAAGCAGTGAGGGCAATGGCATATGCGGTTTACTCCTCAGGTGCCCAGGTGACGGTCACAGTGAACTTGCCTGCCCAGAAGCCAGGGGAGCCTTCCATTTCAGGAATCTCAGCAGCGACTGGGTTGAATCGTTGATCGAAGCATTCGCTGATGTCCCGGCTTAAATCGACGATGTTTTCGCCGTCATACGACTTTTCAAATAGCGTCTTCATGCGGCTTTCTTCTGTGGTGGATTTAAGTGATCCCGGCACAACCCCCTGATCTGATCAGTGGTGGCTTTGTTGGGCAGGGTGAGGGGTTTGGCCCAACTCGGGTAGAACAGGTCCAGTGCAGCGCCGAGCTTGACGGTGGGGTGATACAGTTCAGGGAGTTCCTGCCATTGCATGGCTTCGATCAGCTTGCGATTGGCCCACTCGACCACGTCGATGTCGTCCCTCATCAGGATGTAGATCGCGTCGTGAATCAGGCAGATCGGCAGGATCTTGTGGCGGTACGGGGAAGCCCAGACTTCCTTGAAGAACGCCACCGCGGCGCGGTTGTTGAGCAAGCCATAGGACTGCCCCATGGCATTGCCGGCTGTACGTCCTTCGGCTTGTGCCTGGTAGGTGGTGGAACGGTTGCCCAGTACGCTCTGTCCCAGCAGCGGGGTACGGACACGCAGACCAAAGGCCACTTCCACGTAGCCGTCCGTGCACGCCTGCTTAATGCGTCGGGCGATGTATTCGTCCGACACTTTGTACAGGCTGTGGTAGTTGGCTTCGATGCGCTGGGACTTCTCCTGCGTCCAGCCCAGGTTCTTCATCATGCCGTGGTACGTGCCGCCATAAGTCAGCAGGAACGTCGGTGGTTTGGAGTCCTGGCGCAGCGGGTGGTCTTCTTTCTTCAGCCGGTTGACCGACTTCGGATCGCTGTGGTCGAGGAAGATACCTTCCGCTTCCAGTTGCTCCTTGAAGTAGAACGCGGCACGCAGCGAGTGCCCGTCGAAGCCATCGGTGTACACCTTGAGCTTGTTCGGGTCCTTGGTGGTCAGCGCACTGATCATGTCTTCCAGCGAGTTGAAGTCAGCACCGCCCATCAACCAGCCTTTCGGTGCCTTGAACATGGCCTTGACCAGCTTGCCGTAGGTCGAACTGGCTGGCATGTTCTGAAGGTTCGGATCACTGGAAGACAGGCGACCGGACAGTGTGCCGCCCAGGTTCAGTGAACCGTGCAGCCAGCGCATGCCGTCGGCCTTGAGCTTGCCGCTCTTGAACGCAGGCAGGAACGACGACAGGATCTTCGCCACCTTGCTGTAGTCGATCAACGCCAACAGCACGTCCTTGAACGGCGTTGCCAAGATATGCCCACTGAGTGTCTCGATCACGTCCGCACCCGTGGCCGGTTGCTTGGTGTCGGTCAACTCGATGATTGGCAAACCCATCAACTCGTACAGCAGGACCTGCAACTGCGGGTTGCTGTTGGGGTTGAACGACTTGTAATGCTTGCTCGCCGGGTCACTGAACACCGTCAGCGGGTGCTGCTTGGTCTTCAATTTGGCGTTGGCATCGGTCATCGCCTTGGTTTGCACGTACGCGTTCATCTTCGCCATGATCGGGTGGGCCATCATCGTGGCCAGGTACCCTTCCTTGGCTTGGATCAGCTGCGCTTCCCCGGCGAGGATCTGCTCATCATCCATCGGCATGCCGACTAGTTCGGTCTGAATCAACATCTTCTGGCTGTCACGGAACAGCCCCAGGTACAGCGCCTCCTGGTTGTCAGCGACCATGACCGGGTAGTACTTGTCACGGACAAACCAGGTGGATAGTGCATCCACAAGGTTATAGCGTAACAGTTGCTCCTCCGGGATAAGACGGATGTCCTTGATGTCCTCCACCGCATAGTTGCCGGCGAATTCATGGGCCAGTGCCTTCAAGCCAAGGACGTTGCCGGCCGTGGTGTTGGTGGCCAGGTAGGCGATCAGCTTGGTGTCGTGCATGCGCTCGGCCATCAGGTCTATGCCGCGCAACATGCCTTCGTAGTCCAGCGGATGGGTCATGAACAGTTGGTAGACCAGCACCTTCACGTCATAGCCCGCGTTGTGCCAGGTCATCTCGCCCTGGTACTCCTCGAAGAACTTGACCAGCAGGGCACGCACAGGGGCGTTGAACACCTGCTGACCGTAGTGCTTCTGCTCGTTCATCTCGGGCAGCGCTTCCCAGTCCACCTTGAACGAAATACCCTCGAACATGTTCCAGGCAAAGGAGATGGTGCCCACGCCGGCTTCGTCGAACTTCAGGCTGAAGCCTTCGATGTCGGCGGTGAGTGCGGGGTACTGGTGCAGCGATTGAAGGGTCTGCTCGATCTCCCCCAGGGTCTGCGGGTAGTACTCGTACTTAATTACGTCGGCACCCAGCTTTACATAGTTGCCATGGATGTGATCGGCCAGACACTTCAGACCCATGTCCAGTTTGGTTTGCTGGGTCGGGTCAAAGATCAGGCCCTGATAGTTGTAGCCCAGTACCACCTGCATGTGCTCGTAGCCGGCAATGGCGCAGGGCAGAACGTAGCCCATGTGCACGTCGGCTTTCTTCTCCTTGGTCAAGACCTTGAAGTAGGCACCGTCGTTGACGAACAGGTACTGGGTCTTGAGGCGCTCCAGTGCTGGCAGCAGCTCATCGATCAGGTAGCTTTTGATCAGGCCAACCGGGGCTTTACCCCCGGCGTCGTAACGCAGGCTGAAACCAATGCAGTCATTGTTGGGCACGCCCAGTACCGCCAGCGGATCGACGTAGTAACGGCGCATTTCCGCAAGGCGCAGTGTCTGGGGTTTGGTCAGGAACGCCACCTTGTAGGTGGGTGTATCGCCGAAGAGAAGGTGGTGCATACGGGGTCCTTAACGCTTGTTGAGCAGGTTGAACACCATCCTTTGCTTGATGTAATCAAAGCTCTTGGCGTGGGTGTCGATCATCTTCTCCGCTTCGGCCAGGGTCAGGTTGACGCCTCGGCAGTTGCAGTGGTCGATGACCTGCTGGATGGGTGGGTGAATGGCGCTGGGGAACAGGGCCAAGTAATCCTGGAGCTGGTCGGAGGTGTTGAGCACGTTCTGGATGTAGCCCATAACCAGCGGCACCTCCACATCGTTCAACTCCTTGGTTTCCGCCAGGTAACGCTCCATGCGGTCATGCAGGGTCGGGTCCAGGCGCGGTATGTGCTTGGGCAGGTGACGGAATTCCTTCTTGGCGTAACGAATGCCTCGATAAACGAAGATCTCGTTGACGCCTTGACTGATCTGCTCGTTGAGGTCGATCAGCTCATGCAGTTCACGCTGGTAGTACTCGCGCACCGGGCCGTACAGGAATTCATGAATGGAGGTACGGATGGCCACTTTCAGTTGCGGGTGATGAACTCGTTTGGGTGTAGTCACGCAATATCTCCAGTAAAGGTCACTTGTCGTCGAAAGCGGCTGATGCCCACGTACAAGGCACGCGCCAGTTGGTTGCCGGTGCGGATCTTGCCCATGTCATTGAGGTCGATGAACCCGATGTCATAGGTCGATCCTTGGGATTTGTTGACGGTGCAGGCAAAGGCCGGACGCAGGTCAATCCAGGTGTCAGTGATGATCTCCATGGCGTGCCACTCCTCGCCGGCTTGCGCCTGCTTGAGGCGGATCTTGGCCAGGTCACGGCTGCGCGGCATGAAGTAGCTGCCGCCCTTGCCACTGAGACGCACCGTCCAGCCTTCGACTTCGTACTCGGTGTCCTCGGCAATGCTGGTGATCAGTACTTCTTCCTCGGTGTTGCACTTGCTGGCTTTGTTGTTGACCGCCTTGTTGACCACCATGTAGTCACCTTCAGCCGGCTCACTGGTGCCCTTCACTTGCCTCGACAGCAGCTCGTTGTAGGCAATCACCGTTTTGTTGGTGTAGGCCAGGGCCTTGATCGAGGTGTTCTTCTCGTTGGCGAAGGCGAGGAACAGACGATCCTGGAAGGTTTTCTGATCCACCTTCTCGATCACGCCGGGGTACAACTCAAACTTCGGCCATGGTCCACCCAGCACCGTCTGGCGCAGGGCTTCGATCAATGGCTTGAGCGGTGAGCTGTCGTCTTGCCTGACCGGCTCGGTGAGTTCGATCTGGTTCTTGCTCATATTGAACGCCGGCATGTACGTCGCACCGACCGGGGTCAGTTGCGCTGGATCGCCGATGAACACCAGCTTGCAGTCCTCGGTGCGCTCGAAGATGAACTTGAGAAGGGTCTGGTCAACGAAGCTGGCCTCGTCGATAAAGATCAGGGTCCGGCTGACCGGGTCCTTGCCGGGTATCGGCTGGATAAAGGTCTTGCCCGTCTGGTAATTGGTTTGCACCCGCAGGCCCAGGTAACTGTGAATGGTGCGTACATCAGCGCAGCCACTGTTGATCATCAGCGCTTCCGCCGCCTTGTTGGTGGTGGCGGTGAGCTGGAAGTCCCAGGGTACAAAGCCCGGGTCAACCATTTTCATCAGGCTGTTGAGCTTGGGCAGCTGCTCGAGCATGTGCGACACCAGGGTGGATTTCCCGGTGCCGCTGTAGCCTTTGAGCAACATCACGTTTTCCAAAGGGTCCAGGTAGAACTTGGCGAACAGGTCATAGCCGGCCAGTTGCCCAGCGGTCAGGGGGAAATCACGTTTCATGGTTAATCCTTAAAGGAGAGAGTCGAGCACCTTTTCGTCGCGGCGCCAGGTTTCAATTTTGGTGACAGTCATGATCCCGGTCTTGGGGTCACGTTCCATGGTGACGCGACAGGCCAGATCCCCCCGATGTCCCGGGTCGAAACCAGTCACGGTGTCGCCATCCACTTCGACCCAGGGTTTATCAACGTCACGCATGTCACACCTCAAATGTCACGATGCGTCCGAAGGGGCAGCGGAAATAGGCACGGGTACTGCCGTGGATCATCCACAGGACGGGTACGCCGGGGTTGAATTCAGGCTGGTCAAACTCACCGTCGGTGAACACCACCAGCGCCGCGGGCTTGTGTTTCTGTGCCCAGGTCATCAAGGGTTCGATCCAGGTACCACCACGGCCAGTCAGCTTGACGTTCATCAGGTCGTAGACGTTCTTCACCACGTCCACCGAGATGATCTCGGTGTCGAACTGCACCAGGGTCAGCTTGTCCGGCTTGAGCATGCGCAACACGCCGTACAGCTCCGACACGTAACGCTTGGTGTCGGTGTCCTGCACTGAACAGGACATGTCGAAGGCAAACGCTATGTGCATCAGGTCGGTGCCGACCAGACTCGGCAGGTAGAACTGCGGGTAGTAACGGCGGTTGGGCCGGCGGTAGCTGTAGTCGTTCTTCGCAATCTGGGTGAAGAACTGCTTCAGGTGGTTGGCCATGGGCAGCTTGGGGGTGAGCAAGCCATCCAGGTACACCTGCACGTCACCGGGAATGGAACCCGGGCTATCACCGGCCGACTTGGCAGCCATGACCGCCTTGACCAGGATCTGATCCAGGTACTCCTTGTATTCCTCCGGGGGTTTGTCCGAAGGACGGATGTCACCGTGGTCAGCCTCGTTGGGTTTCTCCTCCGGGTCACTGATCAAGGCGTCGTACACCTGTTCGGTGGTCATGCCGCGGAACTTCTCATCGATCAGGCACGGTGGCCAGATCTCGTACTTGGCGTCCTTTAGGTCGAGGTTGATTACGTAGTCACCTGCGTAGTTGTAGGTCAGGTGATCGCGTTCACCCTTGCGCTCGATGTGCTGGTGCACCACATGCTTGGTTTCATGCGCCAGCACGAACACGCGCTGGCCGAGTGGCAAGCCAATGAAGAAATCCGGGTTGATGCCCATGTCGGTGCCGTTGACCCACGCAGTGGAGCAGCTGTGGTCGGCAAAGATGTTCAGGTGCAAGCAGACGGTGGTCATGAATACCGCATCATTGCGGTCCATGAAGGCGACCTTGGCCTTGATCAAGGCGAGGTCAAACGGGGTGTAGTCCATCAGGCAGGTCCTCAGACCAGCCCTGTGTGCGGGCGGATCTCCAAGAAGTGGTCGTTGCAGAGGGAAGCCCACTGCGGTGGGGTGGTTAAACTGGCCAGGGTGTCCTTGGCTTCAAGGACCGACTTGACCAGCACCAGGTGAGCTGTGTTCATAGGCTCCTCTGGCAGTCGGTAGAACAGGGCGTACTTGCGCCCACTGAGTAGATCCAGCACGTCATACAGCTCCAATCAATCGTTTGACCCGATGCAATTTGCCCCAGGCCAGTTGGTTGTCCCACTCATCTCGAGCGGCGAAGACCTGCACCATCGCCATGCGCTGGATGCCGTCTTTCACCACCACCGGCAAGTGGCGGTCATGCACTTGGATCAGGTCTTCGTTTTCCATTACTACGCGGCTCTGGCTCATTTCACCGGTGTGATCGAAGCGTACCTGCCAGTGCCAGATCAATTTGCCGTTGGTTAACACCACCGAGTTAAAGGCGATACCCTGGTTGATCCTTTCCGTGCGAACCACGGAAAGGGGCTTGCCGCCTATTTTAATGTCCAGGCGCAGCAATACCCGACCTTCAATGCTGCGGTACAACTCCCGCATCACTGATTCTTCGGGGTACTCCATCGCCTTGATAGCCGGTAATTGCTCAATCAAAACCAAAAAGAATTCGGTAGTCGCCATGGTTCAGTCCCCTAGAAGAACAAATCGGCGTGGTCGATGGCCCATTGGTTGATCGCACCGTTGGACTTGAGGTCCGGCTTGCGACGGATCAAGGACTTCATGGTGATGATCTGGTGCTCGGCCGGCATGCGGTCGATGTACTTGAGCAAGTTAAGGATGTTGTCCAGGTTGGCGTACTCGGCCAATGCCCCGGTCATTGCGTACAAGGTGCCTGGGTCTGCCGGTACCCGGACGTCATCTGGCTTCTGGCTGATCTCGTACAGCGAGGGGAGGTTGTCGCGCAAGGCACAGAAGGCCCGGAACTCCACAGCCACCCCTTCACTGACGGTACCGGCCAACAGCGGCATTTTCTCCTTGCTGACGTTTTCCCATAGCTTGAGGAAACGGTTGGCGAACTCCCACGGACGCGGTGCGGCGTACACCCGCTCCGGGTTGGCCGGGTCGAAGGTGTAGAAGCAGGCCGGACGAAATTGCAGAAATGAGGTGAGTCGGGTATCGAAGCCTTGCTTCTCAGCCCAGTCTACCCACACCGCCAAGTCCTCACGGACATGCAGGTGCACCAGGCGACTGATCATCGCCGTGGACATCGGGTTGGTGATCGCACCGTCGGTGTCGAGGTTACCGGCACAGATGATGGCGACCTGTTTGTGCAGCTTGAACATGCCGACCTGGCGGTCCAGCACCACCTTGTAGGCGGCGGCTTGTACCGACAGCGGGGCACTGTTCATCTCATCGAGGAACAACACCCAGCCGGCGTACTTCTTGCCGGTCTTTGAGTTGATCGGTAGTTCGGTGGACTCCAGCGGGAACAGATCCATCGGCACGTAATGCGCGAGGTTCTTGCTGGAATCAACCATCGGGAAACCATTGAGGTCTACCGGATCGCACTGGCTCAGGCGCACGTCGATGATGCAGAGGTTGTAACGCTCGGCCAGCAGGTGCACCAGTGCAGACTTGCCGATCGCCGGAGAGCCGTGCAGGAACGGTACTACCTTGGCTTGAATGGCATCGACCACCAATGGCATGGCCTGGACAAAATTGACTTGCAGGTGTGGGGCAAACATAGGGATTCGTCCTATTGCTCGATTAATTGGCGGGTGCGGTAAACCTTGCCGTAGGCGACTTGGTCGTCCCAAGGCAGCGGGGTAATCGCGGCGACGTGTTGTTGAACGATGCGCAGCAGGTCCTGCACCGTGCCGTTAGGGGCGTGGAAGACAGGGTCCAGTTTGCTGATAGGGATGACATCCAGCTCGGTGTCATAGACATCAAACTTGATGGCTTCGCCTGTAGGAGTGAACCGCAGGTATTGGGTACCTTCGCTGAACTCATCCCCTGCACCCCAGCTACTGTTGTAGGCGATACCGCGCCGTTGCAGTTCTGGGAGGAGCACCAGATTCCCGTTGTTCACTTCCTCGAAACCCATGTTGTAGGTTTCGTCATCATTGGGGCCTTGGTCGTTCGGTAGGTCCTGGTGTTCTCTTAGCAGGGCCATGACTTCTTCCGCATGAGCCAGGGGTATATTCAGGTTGACGTAAGCACGGTCGCCCATGAGTTACCCCTCACCATTCATGATGGCTTGGATGTCGCCCTGGATGTCGTCAGACCATTCATGGTTGAGCAACTGCGCCAGTGCTTCACGCTTATCGGTATCAGGCAGGGCCATGAAGCGATCGACCATTGCCTGCCCGGACTCGTTGAGCAGTTCGTAATACGGCTGAATCTGCGACATGGCAGGTTCCTTACGCGAGGGAGAGAGTTTTCTGGAACGTGGTCTGCTTGGCCTTGGCCTTGGTCAGACTGCCGTTGATGAAATACTGGTGGAGCAGGGTGCTGATCAGGCGCACGCCGAGGGTGTTTTTCTCGTAGTTCTCACGAACCACGGTCATGACTTCCTCGACCACAGTGGCCTTTTTGACTTCAGGGAACAGGGTCAGGTAGTCGTTCAGCAGCGGGCTGCTTTCGAGGATGGTTTGCATCTGCTCCAGGGTGACCTTCTCCATGGCGAAGGTCAGGCCGACACGCCCGAGGAACTCGGTCTTGATGCCCATCTCGCGCAGACGATCCATGTCGATGTCTTCCTCACCATTGAACGCACCGGCGAAGATGAACAGGGCACGACCGACGGGCACGTTGACGTACTTGCCGAAGTCCGCCGCTACAGAGGCCAGCTTCGATTCAAGCACCTTGAGAAATTCGTTTTGCACACCGTTGGTGGTCTCGTGCGCCAGGTCACCGTTGGTGTTGCCGCTGATGAACAGCTTGTCGAATTCGTCGACAAACACGATGCACGGACGGTCACCGACCTGCATCAGAGGGGATAGGGCCTTGGACAACGAGTTGCCGGCGGTGCCTTCTTTGGTCAGCTGCGCGGCGTTGATCTCCACCACGGTGATGTCCTTCAGCTCGCTGAGCAAACCAATGGTGTGGGACTTACCCGAACCGGACGGGCCGGTCAGGATGAAGTGCGGGCGGATGTTGCCTTCACTGGCTTGGTGGATGTCCAGCACACGGGTGATCTGTTCCAGCGGGGACTTCTCGGTCATGGTCATTCCTTAACAGTCATTGAGTGGTGCAGAACCAAGCTGGCACAGCAGCGTGTTCTGGTAAGTGAACAGAATGTTCAACAGTTGATTGCGGTCAGTGATGGGTAAGCAGCTTTCTGCATACGCAATCACGTCAGTCAGTGATTCCATGGTCGGGTAGACCGACTGAATCACCAGAGGAATAGGCAGGGGTTTAACAACAGACATAACAAGGGGTCCTGAGTCGTACAGAACACCGCTTGAGCGCTGTCCTATGACGGATTGAACTGCCCGGAGGGCAGAGGGAAGGGGTGAAGCAGGTGCTGAACGTGCACTAGCAGACTCCAGGGATTACAAGGCAGCAGTAGACTGCACGTACGGTGTGCCATTCACGGCGACCAGTAACACGGTGATCATGTGCTGCTTGCTCTTGGGCGGCTTGAAGTACTCAATAGCGGCCAGTTGCGCCCGGTAACTCGACAGGGCCTCCAGCTCCACCTTCTTCTGGTTGTAGAACGCATGGTAGGTATTCACGTAGGTACACTCCTTGGGTAATCAGGTGGGTCGAAGTACACAGGTTGGGTGTAGTTGAGGTATTGCTTGCCTTTGATACGGATGGTCGTGATCGATCCCCGCTTCAATCCAAACAGTTCACCGGGCCTGGCAAAGCCGGCCACTTTCACCGGCTGGGCCGGGCGCTTGCTGTATTCACGCAGCTTGTCGAGCAGGCGTTGCAGTTCGGTGGTGCGGATCTGTGTGCTGCCCACACCCAATTGCTGGCACTGCGCAAGTTCTGCACGCAGGTAGTCCAGGTCTCGTTCAAAGTCACTGCTCATCGTTTAATCACCTGACCCATGCGGTAGCCTTTCCAGGCACGCGCTTGGTATTTCTTCAGCTTGGCAATTCGCGTTTGGATCACTGAGCGACGTTTGGCGTTCGGGATCACCTTGTTGAATGAGGTAAACAGCCCAGTGGTTTGCTTGCGCATCGCCTTGGTATGCCGGGTCTTTTTGAGCACCGAGTAGTACTCAATGAGGATCAGGTCTTTGTACTCAGTCTTCATCAGGAACTCCTTTGTTGGCTGGCAGTTCGTCATCACCGCGCAGCTTGATGTAACGAGCGTTGTTGGTGATCTCCAGCCAGCCACCGCAGCGGCACTGGAACTGTTCGCCGCGGACGTCGTCACCGTCCTCACCTTCCACGCCAATCACGGCCTGGCAGTGCGGGCAGCGGCAGATCAGGCCGCCGTCGGTATCCCGGGCAAAGTGCACCACGTCATAAATGAAGTCGCTCATGGCCTGCCGCCTCCCAGGTCATCCTCATGGATGCCATACAGGGTGGCGATGGGGGTTTTCATCAGCTTCCGTAACTCGGCCAGTGTGCTTTCCAGATCCGCGATGCGCGCATCTTTGCCACTCAGTTCTGGGTCTTTGTGGATCGCCACGGCCGCGTTGTACGTGGCATCGCTGACGTAACTCAGTTCACCGAAGCCATCGAGGCTGTAGCCGATCAGCTGGGCAAACTGCTCACGGTCTTCCTGGGAAAACTCCAACACGGCCAGCTTGTTCATGTCGATGCCGCCGTTGTCCAGTAGGTACCGGACAATGGCGTTTTCCTTAAAGCGCAGCCGTTGATGCTGGTCGAGTTCAAGCGGCTGGATTGGGTGTTTGTTCATGGTTTCACCTGTTCGCGGTACAGCGCGGCGTCACGTTTTAGGGCTTCCAGTTCGGGCCAGTCGATCTTCTGGAAACCAATGTCCTTTAGCATTTCAACCGGGTCACAGTGGGTGGCGGTGCGTGGCACGGTGCCGATCAGCAAGGTGACGAACTGCTCACCGGTACGGGGTTTGAAGTTGGTGGCAAGCTTGACGCTGCCATCCCAGGAGAACTCGACTTTGTTGAAGCGACCTTGGAAGGTCACGTCGCCAATCAATAGGGGTCCGGCCATGTTTTGCATTCCTGTAGGCATAGCTCCGCCGTGCTGTAGAAGCAGCAGTCGATGGGTATAGGGGAGCGGAGGGGTTTACAGTGGTGGGTGAATAAGTTGCAGCTCTATCTTGGCCAGTGCTTCACGCGAGGCGCTGTACACCAGCCATCACACACTGTGCACGGAAGGGTAGATCAGGGCTGGCTGCCACCGTAGATACGCTTGATGTCGTTGCACAGTGGGCAAGGTTGCCCTTCAGCAGGTGGCACAACGTCTTTGACAAAGCATGTATCCGGGTGGCTGCATCCATTACACCCGCAGCTTTTGTAGCCGGCAGGCGGCACAGGCTTGAATGCGTCGATGATTGCTCGAGCTTCAGGCGTCTTTGGCGGCAATATACTTTGGGGGTTGGGTTGACTGATGCGGTTGCGGCCAGTCGGTGTTTTGTCACTCATGATTTGCTCCAGGGCTTACAGCACACGGCTCTGGAGTTCGTCCAGGCGCGTGCTGCTGATGGTTTGGGTTTCACACGCAAAGCGTGTGGTCCGGCGATTCTTAGCAGTCAGATTACCCGTCAGCCGGGTGGCCACCTGTTCACACAACACCACCTGGTCCGGCGCCGTCCAGATTCGTTGGGCGTACACCTGACAGTTCAAGGGTGTGGTGCAGATGTACAGCAGCAGGGCAGTGATCATGAGTGGAACTCCGACTCGCCACCGACCTTGCGCTGGATCGCACCGACCAGCAGCTTGCTGCCACTGTAGTAACTGACCACGATCAGGTGCTCGAGCCAGCCCCCTGCGTCGTACACGACACCCTCTGCCGTAGTCTTGGGCAAGGTGCGGGCATTAAGCGCGATGGACACGTTTACGGCGTTGTCGCTGTTCCCTAAAAACAGGGCACGGTTGACGGTGTTGATGAAGTGAGTCTGCTCATCTTCAGTGACCCGATAAGGGCTTCCATCAAGGGTAGCGGGTGGAATGATAGTGAGGTCTGTCATGACTGTCTCGAGTCCTTTACGGGGTGGTTTGACTGCCTTTTTTTGACCCCTCGCCGACCCATGTAAAACAGGCGTTAGTCTATAGGCAGGGTATGGTCAAAAACCTTGGTTTTGAAAAGTCAGGGTATCGCCAAGCCAGAAATAGAAGTCCTAGGAGAACTTCTCCCGACTTCTCCTAGACTGTCTTTCTCGACGCATCGCCGGCTCATCTGTACTCAGAAAAAACAAGGTCCACGCCCGTTAGGCGCAGACCTCAACTCACTCCGGTGCCCGGAGGGCACCCTCATCTCACACCACTCAACTCAGTGCGTATTCCGACTGGCGGATCAGATCCCCCAAGCCTTCCAGCTTGTTTTCGTAGTAACACTCGTGCCCGGTCAGTTGCAGGAAGATGTCTTCCAGTACCCGCGACTCAGCCAGTTCGGCGAACAGGTCGATGTAGGTTTGACGCATGTAGTTGCAGTTCTTCGGGTGACATTTGAACTCGTCGTGTACCGTGACCAGTTCAAACGGTTGATACTCGCTCATGCGCAAGTACAAGTTCCACAGTGCGGTCATATGCCGGTTGGACAGGTCCTTGATAGTGTCCTTGTTCAAGTAATCAAAGATCACCGAGTCCACCATTTGAGTGGCTTCATAGCGTTCCATGTACACATGGTGAGGTAGGGTGACAGCCTCTACTTCATTGGCTTGTCCGCCCAAGTTACGCCGCTGTCTTTCAGTTATCGTAAGACGGCCGAAGTTGTTGAGGGCTTCCGCGTCATAGTTACAACGACGGTGCATGCTGCGCAGGATATAAGCGTCGATCGAGTGAATAACGTTGGCGGCATTCTTCACATCTTTCTTCACGCCACAGTTGATGTAGTACTCATAACTAAAGGTGGCATGATCCAACTCGTCAACTTCAATACGGCACTCAACTTTCTCCATAACTTTGACACGGGCGTGGCCGTTATCCGGCAACTTCCAGCCATGGGTCAGTGCGTAAGGCTGCCAACTTCCGAGCAAGTCTTGCAGAACTTCGTTGGCGCCTGGGCACACTACCCAGTTGGCTTCGTAGAACGCCGCCAGTTCATCTGAGTCCGGCCCGAAGAGTTCCTTTGGAATCTTCTTGGAGCCGTACAAGTGAGTCATTTGCGCCTCTTTAATATCAGCGCGAGTTACATGAATGGCTTCGCCAAGTTCAATAGCGGCGGCCTTCGTTACTTCGGTGTACGCGTCCCGACGTTCTCCGGTGTTAATCAAGTTGGTGGCTTTACAGCCTTCGACGCAACCACTCAATACCGACATGATCTGCATACCACTACAGCACGCATCGAGCCCGACTAAGTGTCCAGTAGGTTCGCTATACTGAGTCTTGCGAAGTGTCTGTACTGCTTTCAAATACAAAGGGCGTTCTTTCTTTGGAGTGTCCAGATACTCCAGCCTATTGATGTTATCCAGCACCCAAGTAATGCGGTCTGGAAATAGTGCCTTGTCCAAGCCGTATTGGTTGGCAATATCAATGCACAGGTACTCGAATGCTGAATAAGTTTGCATGGTTTAAAGCCTCAAGTGATCGGGCAAGCCCGTAACCAGTTCTTGTTTATACAACTCTACGGCCGCTTTCTTAAATGGGCTGCCCTGGGTGCTGATGTGATAACCTTGACAGTACAAGCGCAAGCGTTTGTCATACTTGTGGGATAAGTAGAACTTGTTACCTTGTGCCGTCATGAGTCGGTAGTGTTCATAACTTTGACGCTTCATGTTGTCCCAGTCGCGGAGTTGTTCAACCGAAGTAAACTCTTTACTCGGTTCTTCTTCCACGGTGCACAGGAACTGCGTATCCAAGCGCAGTTCCACACTGTTGCAGATGTTCAATACGTCGAGGCATACGTCCTCTTCGTGGTGATTGGCTTTACCCAGGATCACACTGTCCGCGGTGATCGTTAGATAAGGCGTCTGCCGGTTCTTGGTTAGCTTCATGGGCTTGTAGACCAACGGCGGCAAGTAACTACAGTTAATGACGTAGTTGTGCAGTTGGTCGCTCAGTTCAATATTGGACTGGATTTGCAAACTGGCCATCTTGTGTGGCTTCACAATATCGAATACATCGGTATGCGTGAGCACAGCTACCATCTCGGCCAGCGTGGTAATGCTGTCCTGTTTGTCATCGAACTTAAGGATGCCCGCCAACTTGGCGGTGAAACTGGTGAATAGTTCCGGGCTTTGGCAATATGCCGAGGCCACGAAGATTTCAAACACCAGTGCATTCAAGTCCATGTGCCGAACTTGGTCGATGCGCTTGTTCTTGGAGTCGTAATACGTTTGATCGAAGTACTCGTGCAACATCTCCACGCCTTGTAACAGGCGTGGTTGAATGTCTTCATCATCACGTAAGAAGTTGCGGACATACCCGTCAATGTGATCCCGCGCAAAGCGATACTCGTTCGCCAGTTGCATGTCGCGGGGCAGCATGTGCGGTTGATTCTCGGGGGTAATCTGACGCAAACTCATATCGTTCTCCTGTTGTAATAACTTAGGCTGGAACAACTTGTTCTGTTGCGTGCGGTAAGGCGTACAGCGTAATCACTTGATCCGCCTTGACCGTGTAAACCTTTACATCCGACACCAGCGTGTTATTTAAACAACTGCACAGTTGCAGGGCTTTACTAAGCCCGGACACTTGCGTGTGCACAAATTCGCCACTGGTGTTGTCCATGTACTGAAGAAACAAACTGCTCATTACTTCTTGCTCCGGTATTCGATATAAGTAATCAGGGCCATGGCACTGAAAACGATGCACAGCGCTTGCAATAACAAAGTTTCCAGTGTCATGGGATTACCCCTTCAAGTTGTTAAAGAACAACAGGCCAGCCCGAAGGCCAGCCTGTGAGTTTCGGAGTAACTTAGCCGAGGGCCAGTTGATTCTCCGCTTCAGAACGCACGGCGTTAAACGACAACGACAACTTGCTGGTCAGGCCATTCAACCGACCTTCACGGGTGGGTTCTTCCGACAACCACGCCAACAGTTGTTTGTGAATCGGGTCCGACTCTTTCAGGGGCACACTCACCAGCCGAACTTTGTCGCCGGCCGCGGTGGGAATGGAGATGTTGATAAAGCCCTTGGCCTTCTCCCATTCACCCTGAGTGTCGCTGTTACGGGTACCGCGGGTAGTTGCTTTGTCGCCGTTTTTAATTGCCATGAGATGTCTCTCCAATGTGAACTTGGTGTACTGGGTTAGTTGGATTGCAAGCGTGCACAGGCCCTTGCCCTTGCGCGCCCGCAGGGCGTTACGGTGTTACAGGTGGAACGAGGTGTTACAACCAACCACCGGACGGGGTTAGTTCATTGCTGAAGGAATCCAGCAACTTAACGTCGCGCATCACTTGTTTGCCGTGCGCGCATTGAATACGCACATGGTCAATCGCATGACTGGTGTTGCGTGCCGCGAATTCTTGCTCATGCACTACACCGGACTCGTCGGTGAAGAACAGCGTGTAGAAGTAGCTCATGACTCACTCCTTGAATGGTTTGGTGATTGGCAGACCACTGCCAATCAGTTGTTGGGCAATGGCCTGGGTATCAATGGGTAAACCCAATCCCCGCAGTTCGTGGAGGATCTCCTTGACCGTCAACCGACTCTGTACCCCATTGGCCACGATCTTGTAGATACGCGCCGCTTGCTCGCACTCTGCACACACACCTTCGGGTGTTTCGCCATGCTTGGAACAGGTGAAGTAATCATCAACAGAAGCCATTGAGAAGTTCTCCAGACAAGTGGGGTGAGTCAGTCCCACCGTGTCCGCAGGACGCTGGCTAGAGGGCGCGCATAGTATCGGGTGAATATCGGTTCAGCTAATAGACAGGAAAGGAAAGAGACGGACGGTCAAAGTTTTAGGGGGAAGTTTCTATAACTTCAATAACCCAGTGTTTCACTCCAAAACCCCTCTCATTCTCTCCCTAGCAGCGCCTGTGCTGTTTTGTCCTCCTTTAAGGAGTACGCCAAGGCGTGGGAATTAATAACTCTTACATGGACTTACAGAGGCTCGGTTATCTTTTACATGAACAGAGTTCTGGTACACATTGGGTACCGGGTACGCGTGCGCGTATCGCAGGTGTGCACTCAGCGCTATCCACTGCGTGCAGTTCTTTAGTCTATTTGGGTCACAGGTGACAGACGGATTAAGGGTGTGGGTTATCCGCCAAGGCGGAGGTACTGTCGTTCCCACTCCCTTGGTAATCCTACTGTCCCTGCTGTGTGCTCTTGCTGTGTGCTGTTTGTGTGCTGTTAAAAGGGCAAGCCCTAACCCCGAAGGATTAGGACTGGCGATCTTGCATGATGAGTGCTTTGGTCAGGCAGACCAGGCGACGACGATTGGTGCGGGCACAAGGATAGGGTTGCTCCTCGTAGCAAGTAAGGAAACTGAACAAGTCTTTGAAGCAGCCATGATTGATGCGCATGTGATTCTCCAGCAGTACCCACCCTGAAGGGCAGGCACTTAGTTAGGGTTGATTAAGCAGCAGACGCAGGAGCAACAAGTTTGCCCGAGGCCGCGATGTCCGCAGACGCCTCACGCTCGATACCACGAATGGTCGAAGCCAAGTTGGCAGTGGACTTGACGCTGAGTTCTTGCAGCATGGCATTACGCTCGATACGCGCTTTGTCATTGAAGGAACGAGCTTCTTCCTCGGTCCATGTAGCGATTTCATTGAACGCATTGGCGATCTTCTCAGTAGCACCGAAGAACACAGTGATAGCTGCGAACAGTTGCTTGAACATCTTGAACATGGGTAGTACTCCAGAGTGTATGAGGTAGATGTAAGCCATGGTGTACCGCCATAGCCATCCGCCGCCGCAGGCGTAGTACTAGGGTGGGGTGGGTAGGTCAGGAATTCTTAGGTACTCAAGCACCCGGGGGGGTATCCGGTTAGTTGATGCCCGAACCCAGAAGCCCTGCATTCACCTTGCCATGTGCAAAATTTTAAAAAGTTTTCCCCTTTCCTGAAAGTTTCGGCGGTCCACTCTTTACCCTAACTCCCACTCCGCACTTTTTAATTACCCACAAAAAATTTTATAAGTTCTGTTACTCTGCGGCGATACACACCCGCGGTACTAACCAATGACTAACAGCGTGCCCAGTACTTCTCCATTGGCTTCTCCACAGGCGGCTATTGCTGCACTGGCGCTAACTGTTCCTGTTGTTCCAGTAGTGCCTGTAGTTGCCTCTCCGCCGACTGTCGCTGAACTTACGATCAATCAGTTCAAGCAACTGTTGCCAGACAAGGTGAAGCGTTCGATCAATCAGCAGTTGATTGACCAGGTGACCGCGCTGTTGTCTGACCCGGACATGTTCGAGAATTACCGGGACAACTTGCTGGGCTACACCCGGGTTATGGCCGACGGCCGTTTCAAGATCGAAGACTATGTCTCGGCAGTGAAGTACGTCAGCCACAAGTTGAAGGGTGACAGTAACTTAGAGGCGTATATCCGCACCTTCCCGGATCGCTATAACGGGTTCGTGGCGCGGGGGGTGCAGAGCAAGGACATTGCCAGTTACGTCACCAGTTACAACAAGAACAAGTTGGTCAACCTGATCTATGAACAGACCCTGGTGCCCGACTATGTATTGAACGCCGACATCCGGCAGAAGGCGATTAACCAGCTGGCCACGTTGATGATGACGGCCACGAGCGAGAAGGTGCAGAGCGACAGTGCCAATGCCCTATTGACCCACCTCAAGGTGCCGGAGGCGACCAAGATCCAGCTGGACATTGGTATCAGTGAAGGCAGTGCGATCGCCGCGTTGCGCGAAACCACCCTGGCCCTGGCAGCGCAGCAGCGCCTGATGTTGCAGGCTGGGCAAATGAACGCCAAGGAAGTCGCCGAGAGTGGCTTGCTGATCGAACAGGACGCCGACTGATGACTGACCTGGCCATGCACGCAAACCTGGAGTTGACGCCGCTGGCCAAGGGTGTGGATGACTGGCTGAACGAGGTGACCTACAGCCTCGACCTGGGCTACGTGCCGAGCCTGTTTGCGCTGGAGTTCGTCAACTTCATCAAGATGGTCAACGGTGGCAAGGGGGAAGAGAACAAGACCCCTGTGCTGCACTACCGCATGCTCGACCAGGTGGGCTCCGGCGAAACCCGGATCACCAACATGGTGTTCCGGGGCGCGGCCAAGACCACGATCATGGGTGAGTACCTGTTCCTGTACATCGGGTGTTTCGGTGCACTGCCTGGGTTCGGCACGATCGAGCTGGCGCTGTACGTCTCGGACAGTATCGAGAACGGCGTGAAGAACATGCGCAAGAACCTGGAGTACCGCTGGGAGAACAGTGCGTTCCTCAAGGAGTACATCCCGGACACGCGCTTCACCGACGTGCGCTGGGAGTTCAGGAACAAGGACGGCAACGTGTTCGTGGTCAAGGGCTACGGCGCCAAGACCGGGGTCCGGGGTTCCAAGGAGATGGGCGTGCGCCCGCGCTTGGCAGTGCTCGACGACTTGCTCAGCGATGATGACGCCCGTTCGCCGGTGGTGATCGCGGCCATCGAGGACACCGTGTACAAGGCGATCGATTACGCCCTGCACCCGACGCGCAACATGATCATCTGGTCCGGCACACCGTTCAACGCCAAGGACCCGCTGTACAAGGCAGTGGAATCCGGGGCGTGGAAGGTTAACGTGTACCCAGTATGCGAGCAGTTTCCGTGTGCCGAGGAGGATTTCAAGCCGGCGTGGGGTGACCGCTTCACTTACGCCTACGTGAAGAAGAAATACGACGACTCGGTGAAGTCCGGCAAGCTCGAGACCTTCAACCAGGAGCTGATGCTGCGCATCATGTCGGACGAGGACCGGCTGATTCAGAACCATGAGATCGGCTGGTACAAGATAAACAACGTGTTGAGCAACAAGAACCGCTTCAACTTCTACATCACCACCGACTTTGCCACGTCGGTGAGTCAGGCGAGCGACTTCTCGGTGATCTCGGTGTGGGCCTACAACAACAACCGTGACTGGTTGTGGGTGGACGGTATCTGCAAGCGACAAGACATGGCGGCGAACATCAATGACCTGTTCCGCCTGGCCCAGATGTATAAGCCATTGAGTGTAGGAGTAGAGGTATCGGGCCAGCAGGGCGGGTTTATTCCCTGGATTCAGGAGCAGATGCAGCTACGCAACGTGTATTTCTCATTGGCTTCCGACCAGAACAGCAACAAGCCGGGGATTCGCCCCAGCACCAACAAGTTGCAGCGCTTCAACACCGTGGTGCCACTGTTCAAGTTGCACAAGATCTTCTTTCCGGTGGAAAAACGCTCGAATCCAACAATGGCCGAGATGCTCAATGAAGTGACCTTGGCTTCGGCCAGTGGTTTCCGCTCGAAGAAGGACGACTTTATCGACACCATCTCCATGTTGGGCCTGATGCCGGCCTGGGCACCGAGTGAAGATGCCCCGATCGATTACAACAGTGAGACGGGTATGTGGGAAATGGAAGACAATGTCCAAGTCCAGAGCCGAATCAGTAGTTACGTCGTGTGAGGTAAGCCATGAAGTTGACGGAAGTCTTTGCCCAACTCTCTTATGGGGAGTTGAGTTCGTTAAAACTGGGGAGTAGTGCCCCGGGAACTGTAGATCCGAGTAACTACGCGAAGATTCTGTCGCATGTGAACCTGGGACTGACCGAATTACACAAGCGTTTCCTGTTAAAGGTCGGGACCTTGACCCTTAACATGGTGGACGGGCAGTCACTGTACCCGTTGAAGTCGCTGTATCAGATCGGTAACCGCGAAGGCGCCCGCTTTACCCAGTATATTCAAGCCAGTCCGGTGTTTGCCGACGACTTGATCAAGGTTGAGCAGGTCTTCACTGAACTTAACCTGGAACTGGGACTGAATGACGCGAGTAACTGGCGCAGTGTAAGCACACCAAGTTACAACGTGCTGCAAGTATCGCCGGATGTGGTCAAGGAGTTGAAGTTACAGACCCTGCGTGTGGTGTATCGGGCCAATCACCCGCTCATTGTTAAGGAGGACGGGTACTTTGACTTGGATTCGGTAGAGGTGGACTTGCCGTACACGCACTTGAGTGCGCTGCTGTTGTTTATTGCCAGCCGACTGCACAACCCCGTGGGGTTTAATACTGTAATGCACGAGGGTAACAATTACGCTAGCAAGTTCGAGCACGAGTGTGCTTTACTGAATGAACAGAACTTGCGAGTGGACGTCGTGGCACACAATACCAAGGCGTCACAAAAGGGTTTTGGTTGATCGGGCAGGTCAGTAGAACGAGGGTCCCTAAAGGGACCCTTTTTCTTGCGTGCTAGTTACAGGCGGATCAGCCAGTCGGTGGCCAACATATCCGTTTGACTCGGTACCCAAGCCACGCGAGCCCCTTCCGGGTATGGCCGACTGTTGACCGGGTAACTCAGACGCAAGTACGGCAGATCCACACCGTGTGCCGGGATGTAATCCACCCACATGCCCGCGCCATTCCAGCCGCTGCGCTGCATACGCTTGCCGGCCTTCAGGTACTCCAGGGCATGGCCAAAGCCAACGCCCGAATTGATGCCCTCATAGGCATTATCGAACTGTGCCTTCGGTGACCAGGAGAGGTAGCCCTCATGGTTTGGGTGGTTGGGTTTACCCCCGTCCAGGTACTCGACTAGGTAACCCAAATCTTCCCCGTCCTCATCACCGGGCAGTTCCCAGCCACGGTATTGGTTGTATTGCAGGCGATTCATAGCAGTCGCTAGTACACGTTTGGTGCCAATAAACTCAGACAATTGTTCCATCGATTACTCCTTGGTTTAGTTGTGTAAATTACTTTCCGGTACTTCCGAAACCACCCGCGCCGCGTGTAGTTTTCGTCAACGATTCAACGGTAATAAGTTCCGGGGTACTGATCTGCACTAGGACAAACTGCAAGACCCGTTCGCCTTTGGCCCAGCAGAACGGATTACCGTTCTTGGTGCGTAATGTGGCCATCCACTCCCCGGTGTAGTCGTGATCAATCACACCACAGGTGTTATTCAACTCCAGGCTGAACTTGGCCCCGGCGCCCGAGCGCGGTAATAACAAGGCGACATGGCCGGCCGGTACTTGCGCTGCAAACCCCAAGTTGAACTTGATGGTTTCGCGTTCGCCTAGTTTTCCAGCCGTTGGCATGTAGATGTCATAACCGCCGGCAAACTCGGTACTGCGACTTGGGCAAATGAAATCTGCATGTAAGGGTTGAATATTCATTATGATGCGTCCATTGGTGGGTTAAACAACACAGGTGGTTATACAACTATGGCTGATACTCTTGGTACGTCGCCGGATAATCGTCCGCGACTAACAGATTGGGCTAAAGAACCCACTCTGATGGAACTCAAGCTGGATTTGGAAGAAGCCCGATCGAGCCATGTAGCGCGGGTCTCGGAGATTGAACTGTGGCTCGACAATATGCACGTCCGCGGTAAAGCCAAAGTTGACACTGGGGTCGGTAACTCCAAGGTCGTGCCTAAGTTGATTCGAAAACAAGCAGAGTGGCGGTACTCTTCACTGAGTGACCCGTTTCTCAGTACGCCTAATTTGTTCAAAGTAAAACCCGTGACTTGGGAAGACCGCGGCGCGGCTGATCAGAACATGATGGTGCTCAACCACCAGTTCAATAACCGGATCAAGAAACAGAAGTTCATCGACGACTACGTGCGCACCGCCGTGGATGAAGGCACGGTGATTATCAAGGTCGGCTGGGAACACCGGGAAGAGAAGTACAAGGAAACTGTGCCAGTCATCGAACTGACCCAGAGCCAGGACCCGGCGTACCTACAACAACTGCAACAGTGGATGCAGCTGCAACAGGAAAACCCGGCCGGTTTCAGCGAGCTGCCGCCAGAAGTCCAGCAAGCGGTAATCGAGTCGGCCAAGGACAGCATCCCATACGTGGGGAAGGTCGTGGGTACCAAGGTCCAGGACGCCGTGCGCGTGCTGAAGAACCAGCCGACGCTGGAGATCTGCGATTTCCGCAACGTGATCATCGATCCCACCTGCCAGGGTGACATCGACAAGGCTGGTTTCGTGATCCACCGCTTCGAGTCCTCGCTGTCGGAGCTGAAGGCCGACGGTCGTTACAAGAACCTTGAATTCATTGAAGCAAGTAGCAACTCGCCCTTGGGAGAACCTGATTATGCGTCGGCATCCACTGGCTCAAAAAACTTCAATTACGCTGACAAAGCCCGTAAAAAGTTTGTTGTTTATGAATATTGGGGATTTCGCGATATTGATAACAGTGGTGTTGTTAGCCCTGTGCTGGTCACTTGGGTAGGCAACAACTGCATCCGCATGGAAACCAACCCGTTTCCTGACAAGAAAGTCCCGTTTGTGCTGGTGCCGTACATGCCGGTGCGCCGTGACAGCTATGGCGAGACGGATGGTGCACTGCTCGAGGACAACCAACAGATCATCGGCGCCACCGTGCGCGGCATGATCGACATCATGGCCAAGTCGGCCAACGGCCAGACCGGTATCCTAAAGGGTGCACTAGATACCACCAATAAACGCCGCTTCGACCGGGGCGAGGACTACGAGATCAATGCACAGGCGGACCCGCGCAGTGCGATCTTCATGCACACCTTCCCCAACATCCCGCAATCGGCGCAATTCATGCTGCAAATGCAGAACATGGAGGCCGAATCGCTGACCGGGGTGAAAGCCTTCAACAATGGCATCTCCGGGGAATCCCTCGGGCCGACTGCCGCTGGCGTGCGCGGAGCGCTCGATGCCTCCAGCAAGCGTGAACTGGGGATTCTGCGTCGACTGTCCAACGGCATGGTCGAAGTAGGGCACAAGCTGATCAGCATGAACGCAGTGTTCCTCTCCGACGTAGAAGTGGTGCGGGTGACCAACGATCAGTTCGTGCCGGTACGGCGTGACGACCTGGCTGGGGCTTTCGACCTGGAACTGACCATCACCACCGCCGAGGAAGACAACGCCAAGGCGCAGGAACTGGCGTTCATGTTGCAAACCATGGGCAATAGCGTGGACTTCGGTATTACCCAGATGGTGCTGGAAGATATTGCTTCGTTGCGCAAGATGCCGGACCTGGCACACCGGATCAAAATGTACCAACCGCAACCTGATCCGATGCAACAACAGAAGGCGCAGTTAGAACTTGCCTTGTTACAAGCGCAGATTGCCACCGAACAAGCCAAGGCTGCTCATTATGGTTCCGGCGCACAATTGCAGGGTGCGAAAATTGGAACTGAACAAGCAAAAGCGCGGCATGTTACCAGTCAGGCGGATCTCACTGACTTGAACTTTGTGGAGCAAGAGAGTGGTGTTAAACAGCACCGTGATCTTCAGAAACAAGGGGCGCAAGCACAGGCGCAAGGCCAACTTCAAATCTTGGAACATCAACTTGCCATGAAAGAGCAAGCCAAGGCGGAAGTACTTGGTAATAAGTAATCTTGAACTAACACGGGGCCGCTGATATGGTGGCCCCGTTATTCAATTACTTCTCCAAGTGAGTCCATGCCATGTCTGACAGTCAAGTTCGTGACATTGAACGGGCGATCGCATCTGACAAAGTCAAAGCGGAAGCCGGTAAAGCACTAGAACGTCTGCGTCGTAATCCAGATTTCAAAAGTTTGATTGTTCAAGGCTACCTCAAAGATGAAGCGGTGCGCCTGGTACATGCCAAGGCTGACCCACAGTTTGATTCGCCGACACGCCAGGCTGCGATTGACCGCGACATTAACGCGATTGGTGCTTTTGCGGTGTTCCTGCGCACTACCGAACAACTGGGTGGCTCCGCCATGGCGTCTCTGGAAACCAATGAGCGTGAACTTGAATTGATTCACCAGGAGGAGTTGAGCAATGTCTGATACCACTCGCTCGTTCTTGGAATTGTCCGACGAAGACCTGATGAAGTTGCCGCCACCGGTATTTAACCCGGCGGAACCGATCAGTACAGCCACCACTGAGAAGTTAGTGGGGGCCGAGGAAGAAGTTGTACTCGACCCAGCCTCCGAAGTGGTAGATCCCGTGCCTGCCACGACTGATCCTGTTATTGAACAGGAAGAGGGCGAGGAGGGTAAACCTGCAATCGTTGCCGAGGTGGAAGATGGCCAAAACTCTGCTGCCACCGAGCCCGCGCCAGCAGGCAAGGATGGAAAGGAGCCCGTACCGGCCAAGGCCGATGCAGAAAAAGGTACTGAACCGGCTGCCGAAATCGACCACAAAGCTGAACTCGCCAAGATCATGGCCCCCTTCAAGGCCAACGGTCGTGACATGCAAGTTCGCAGCGCCGATGAAGCCGTTGCACTTATGCAAATGGGTGCAAACTACAACAAGAAGATGGCCGGACTTAAACCCCATCTTGCGCTTGTTAAACAATTGGAAAAAGCGGATCTACTCAGTAATGAGAAGATTGGCTTCCTGATTGACTTGCACAATAAGAACCCTGAAGCTATTGGTAAGTTGATCAAGGACAGTGGCATTGACCCACTTGATCTGAATGAAGAGAAAGTACAGGCCTACGTGCCAAATACTTACGCCATCAGTGACAAAGAGCAGGCGTTTGATGAAGTACTGGAATCCATCAAGGACACTCCGACTTATCAACGCACGCTGGACACTGTGGCCAATGAGTGGGACCAAGGCAGCAAGGCGCAATTAGGCGAACACCCTCAAGTGTTGAAGATCATCAATGACCACATGGCCAGTGGTATTTATGACCTGATCGCCGCTGAGGTGAATCACCAAAAAGCCTTGGGTAAGTTAGTGGGTGTTCCTGCACTCGCGGCGTACAACCAAATCGGCGACCAATTGAATGCGGCCGGCGCGTTTAACCACTTGAACAAAGTGGCAACAGAGCCTGCACCGATCAAGAAGGTTGTTGTAGCGGAAGCCGCCAAACCGAATCAGGCCGTGCAAGACCAACGTCGTGCCGCAAGCCCGACCCGAACTTCCCCTGCCAAGAAAGTGGCCACTGACTTTAATCCGCTGAATATGTCGGATGACGAGTTCGCCAAACTTGGTAACCCCGCTCATATGTAATTCGAGGTTTATATGGCTCAGCAGTATAACGATCCAAAAGGCGGCACTCAGGCGGCCATCGGTAACCAGGCGGTTGTCGAGTACTACCAGAAGCAGGCGCTGATCGAAGCCCGCAAGTTGCAGTTCTTCAGTCAACTGGCTGACGTGACTTCCATGCCGAAGAACATGGGCAAGGCAATCAAGCGGTTCCACTACATCCCGATGCTGGATGACGCGAACATCAACGACCAGGGTATCGACGCTGCCGGCGCGGTGATCCTCAGCACCGGTTACTCGGTGACCCTGCCACGTCCAGTCCTGAGCTACGCCGTTGAAGCGGATGCGACCGCAGCCGCTGCGGCTATCAACGCCGTAGGTGCAGGTGTTGCGGTGAAGACCGGTGCAGTTACTCCGTGGACCGTGACCTGCTCCAAGGTTGCACTGGCAGCCGGTACCCAGGCTCAAGCGAACGCCATCGTGGCGGCGGTGCCGGGTTCTATCGCGCTGCAAGGTTCGGGCAACCTGTACGGCTCCTCGAAAGACATCGGCACCATCAGCGGCAAGATGCCGGTGCTGTCGGAAACCGGTGGTCGCGTCAACCGTGTGGGCTTCAAGCGTAAGGAAGTGACCGGTTCGCTGGAAAAGTTCGGCTTCTTCGACGAATACACCCAGGAATCTCTGGACTTCGACTCGGATGCTGACCTGGAACAGCACATCAACCGCGAGATGGTCAACGGCTCGATCGAGATCACCGAAGACCTGTTGCAAATCGACCTGCTGAACAGCGCGGGTGTGATTCGCTACGCCGGTTCGGCGGTGTCCAACGCCTCCATCGGTGCTACGTCGATCGTGTCTTACCAGGACCTGATGCACCTGAGCATCGATCTGGATAATAACCGTTCGCCGAAGTACACCAAGCAGATCACCGGTACCCGCATGATCGACACCCGCACGATTCAAGGTGCGCGACTCATGTACATCGGCTCCGAGCTGCTGCCGACCCTGAAGGCGATGAAGGACCTGCACAACAACCCGGCGTTCATCAGCGTCGAGAAGTACTCCGCCGGCGGTGAAACCTTCACCGGTGAAGTAGGTTCGATCGACCAGTTCCGCTTCATCGTGGTCCCGGAAATGATGAAGTGGGCGGGTGCCGGTGCAGATGCTACGGCTGACGCGGCGCACTACGAGACCAACAACCGTTTCGACGTGTTCCCGATGCTCACCATCGGCAGCGAGTCGTTCACCACCATTGGTTTCCAGACCGACGGCAAGACGGTCAAGTTCGTTATCACCCACGTCAAGCCAGGCCCGGAAGCCGCGTGCAAGACCGACCCGTACGGCGAGACCGGCTTCATGTCGATCAAGTGGTACTACGGCTTCATGGCTCTGCGCCCTGAGCGTATCGGTCTGATCAAGACTGCTGCGTCCCTGTAACACCTCTTCAGCAGGGCGGGTCATACCGCCCTGTTGTCACTTTGCCCCCTTCAAGGAACACTCCCATGATTGATGACAACCAAGAGCTGGAACAGGAAACCGCAGCAGCGCCGAGTGAACTGGATTCTCTCAAGGCCCGTGCTGACCTGATTGGTTTGAAGTACCACCCAAGCATTGGCGTGGACGCCCTGCGTGAAAAGCTGGCCATTGCCTTGTCCGATACTCCTGCTCCCACCGAATCGCTTAATCCGGTCGTCGATCCGTCGGCCCCGGACAGTAATGCCCCGGTTATCTCCGAACGCAAGCGTCTGCGTAACGAAGCGGCCAAGCTGGTGCGCGTACGCGTGACCTGCATGAACCCACTGAAGAAAGACTGGGAAGGCGAGATCTTCTGTGTCGGCAACGGCCAGATCGGCTCGTTCAAGAAGTTCGTGCCGTTCAACCTGGACGAGGGTTACCACATCCCGCACATCATCTACACCGAGATGAAAGCGCGCATGTACCAGGCCTTCGTCACCGAGAAGCACTCCAGTGGTCGTAAGGTCAAGGTCGGCAAGCTGATCCGCGAGTTCGGTATCGAAGTGCTGGAACCGCTGACCGAAGTCGAGCTGAAAGAACTGGCGCAGCGCCAAGCCATGGCCAACGGTACCGCGAACTAAGGGAGCACGGTCATGACACTGAACATCAACCCGCTGATGACAGCGGATTTGACTGAGGCCATACCTGCCGGTAACGGGGTGTTCGACACGCTGATGCGTGCGGCCAAAGGTCACCTGGAACAGGAATATGACCAGAATCGCATTCGTGCGGCGGACTATTCCCAGGTCTACCTCGGTGCCATGACCGCTATCCTACAAAACTCGGTGATGTTCCTGCTGCAAAAAGACAAGGCCTCGCAAGATGCCTTGTTGATTCAGGAACAGATCAAGCTGGCCGTCCTGCAACAGGAGCTGTTGCAGAAGCAGATCGATCAGGCAGACAAGGATGCGGCCCTGAAAGCGGCGCAGACCCTAAAGGTCATCCAGGAAACGCATAACCTGGTCAATGCTGACCTTCAGACGATCGCCCAGACCGACACGATCAAGCAGCAGAAGCTTAACCTGATCACCGAAAACGCGACCATGGTCAAGCAACAGCTGAAGCTGGATGCCGACACCAACCTGGTCAAGCAGAACACGGCTAATGCGGTCATCGAAGGTGACAACCTGTCGAAACAGGGTTGCTTGCTGGCGGCGCAGTACGACCTGACCATGACCAACAACCTGCAAGCGGTGGCACAGACCACCTTGATCCAGCAGAAGACCGCGACTGAGAAAGCCCAGACCGTCGCCACCGGTGTGGACGACAACTCGGTAGTAGGCAAGCAGAAGTTGCTGTACGCAGCACAGACCAATGGTTTCACCCGCGACGCCGAGCAGAAAGCGGCCAAATTGCTGGTGGATACCTGGAACGTGCGGCGCACCACCGACGATGCGACGGTGGCGGACAACAACAACATGCTCAACGACGTGACCATTGGCCGCGCCGTGAACAAGGTCCTGCAAGGTGTGGGTGCGTAAGTACGCACGTAGGTAACCAAGGGCGCCACTGTGCGCCCTTTTTTAATGAGGGTGGGTCATGGGCCTGTTCAGCAGCAAGAAGAAGACCTACGTCAACACCACGGTGCAGCCAGTGTTCACCGAGAACCAGATCCCCAATTCGCTGAAGACCGGGGTGATCAAGGCGATCCTGCGCGACGGTAACGTGCCGGACTACCTGCTCGAAGAAACGGTCAACAGCATCAACATCCGCGCCGATGCCGGCTGGAACTGGGCACGCTGGAACTACCTGTATGGCACGCCGAGCGCCAGTATCTCCGCCAGTGCCAGTGCCAAGAGCGTGGTCATGCACACCCTGGCCAGCTTGAACCGGGTACCGGTGACGCCGGATTACTACGTGTTCGGGCCAATGAACAGCCTTCACTTCGGTTGGCAGACGCTGGTCACTGACTACGCGTACCAGCCGCAAACCAATGAACTGAAAGCGCTGTCGGCCAGTGTTGGTTACCCGTGCTACCTGAAAGACATGGTCGCCACCTACCGCCGCAGTATGTTCGATGACGCGGTGCGCCACAGCGATACCGGCATCCTCAATCAATGGGGGCCGTCGCCTAGTTCGGGCTACCGTCCTTCGGCGCCGTTCAACCTGCTGACCGGCATTGGCCAGTTCGCCGAGCACGCGGTGTATGAAGTGTCGGACACGGTGACCGATGACTACATCACCCTGACCTACGAGTTCAAGGACAACCAGGGGCAGATCATCAGTCGTGGCCTGACCGTGTCGATGGGCACGCTCGACCTCGATGCAGACTACCACCAGGTGCGGTATGTCCGTGGCGATGGCTTCATTGGCTTCTTCACCTACCTCGACGGTAGCGGCGAATATCCAGAGATCGACGGTGTGCAGCACACCCCGTTCCAGGAACTGGGCACCTACTACCCTTGGACCTACCTGCGTCTAAACGACGAGAACATGGGCGCTGATTACAAGCACCAGGACCAGTCGTATAAGGACTCGGTGAAGTGGTGCAAGTACCTCGGGGTGGATTACCAGACCCTGAGTGATGCGGTGCAGGCTGACCCTGGGGTAGACGATGTCGAGCAGGCCATCATGATGTTTGGCGTGGACGCCAACGGCCAGAGTCAGGCCGAACTGGACTACCTGTTCGAGTACTTCAGTCTGCTGCACCAGAACAGCGTGCAGGCACTGGAGACCTCCGACCAGTTCAATGCCTACAGCAGCAGCCCGGGCCAAGCCCAGGTGATTCGTGATTCGTCGTTCCAGATGACCCTGACCCATGCCGGGATTCAGTTCAAACGCACCGCCGGCTATATAGGCAAGGTTGGCTTCTGTAGCGGAGAACTGCTGGCGGAAACCAGTGAAGTGACTTATCAGCGGGTCAACAGTAAAGACGAGGCTCCGGGGCCGGCTACACAGACTGTGGTCACGCCGTACTACCAGTACCGCAAGCAGGTAAAGGGTGGCTTCTACGAAGAAGTTAGGGTGTACAACCCGTCACTGTCCTACCAGATCACCGACAACTATGGTCACTCCGCCGGTGCAGGGGACAAGGAACTGCTGATCCCGGTGGATCGCGCTGTGGTGGCAAGCATGAGCTTCCGTCTGCGTGAGCAGGTGCTGGCTCGCTCACTACACATCGTGGTCAACACCAAGGTGGTAGTGAAGACCCCGTGGTACGCCAGCACCTGGTTCAAGGTGGTGCTGATCATCATTGCCATTGCCATCGCGATCGTCTCGGTAGGCGGTGCCTCGGGGATCTCGGCAGCCATTGCCACGGCCACGGTGACGTCGGTGACAATTGCCGTGGTGGAAATGATCGTGATCAACCTGGCGGTTAGCTATGGCTTGAAGCTGTTCGTCAAGGCGTTCGGCCCGGAGGCCGGGTTGATTGCCGCCATTGCCTTGATAGCCGTCGGTGGTTACTACGCCACCACGACTGATACCACCGCCAGTTTGAGTGAAGTGTGGGGCGAACGCTTGTTGTCGGCCGGCAGTAACTTGGCGCAAGTGTCGACCACCGAGTACGGCTCTATGGTCAGCGATATTCAACAAGAGATGCTGGACTTCCAGGACTACGCCAAGGGCGAGTTTGATAGTCTGAAAGAGCACCGTGAACAATTAGGGTTGGACAAGTCTACTACTGCCCTGGACTTCGTCAGTTATGCGCCAATGATTGTCTTTGGAGAGTCGCCCAATGATCTTTATACCCGCACAGTACACTCGGGTAACATAGGCGTGGTGAGTTACGACATGGTCAGTAACTTCGTCGGCACGTCCTTGACGCTGCCGACGCTTAATCAAACTGAAGAGGGCTTTAAAGATGGCTGGACTGTTTGATAACAACTACGGGATGGACTTATCCAGCCTCGGTAGTTATGGCAACAGTAATAACATGGCTGCGCCCAGTGTTTCGTCTTCCCCCGTCGCAAGTAACAACCCTGTCGGGGGTGATTGGACCAGCGTACTGAAGAACTTGCTAAGTGGTGCACTAAACCAAAGTTCTACCACTAACGGGATTACCACCCAGTCTCAGGGCTGGGCAGCGCCCGCAGTTGCTGGTGCCGGTGCTTTGCTCAATGGCTTCCTCGGTATGCAGCAGTACGGCCTGGCCCAGGATGCACAGAAGGAGCAGACCCGGCAGTTCAACGCGAACTTCCAGAACCAACGCAGCCTGACCAACACTCAGCTGGAAGACCGTCAGCGGGCACGCGTCGCGGCCGGCGGTAATGGTGCCTACCAGTCGGTATCCGACTACATGACCAAAAACGGGGTATAAACCATGGCGACGCCGATCACCTGGCGCAACATCAATTCGGACCCGACTCTCGGTGCGAGCCGTGCCCTGTCCGGTGCACAGCAGTCCGTACAGGACGTCAGTAAAAGCCTGATGGGGATCATTGATTCCGGTAACCAGCTCCAGGCGGATAACCGCGCCGCCATGATCAAAGGCAACACGCAGAACTTCCTAGATCAGGTGGCGGGTAAGTCCGCCACCGATCTGGCTGATCCGGCGGTACAGGCGCAACTGGCGGCACAGCGTCAATCCATGGCTTCAGCCGGTTTGATCGATCAGGCCGCGACCCGTAATGCCACGGTGGATCAGGGTGCGCTGTTGCAAAAAGCAGCCATGCAAACCATGGAGTTCAACGACAAGTCGCAGACCGTGTCAGACCGTCCGGCCGAGCAGCAGGTAGCCCAACTGGTGGCTAACAAGGATTTCACCGGGGCGAAGCAGCTGATTGACCAGAACCACTTCTTGAACGCTCCCAGCCTGTACGACTCGCTGACCCAAGCCCAACGTGCGGCCACCGGTGATGCGTACAAAGCACAGGATCAAGTATGGCAGGGGCAGAATCACGCACTCAGCATGGCTCAAGGTAATCAGAGCATGGACTTTGCTCGTCGCAACCAAGCGTACGCCGATACTGTTCATGCGCAGGGAATCAAGGAGATCAACGACAGCAATGCCGCAGATGCCGTGGTACGTCAACTGGATGAAGCCTATAGCACTGGACAGAAGCAACAGGCGACAGCGGTCAATGCCATTGCCGATAAGTTACAGCTGCCGCGGGACCCCACCACCGGGGAGATTGCCTATGACAAGTTGTCGAACGACCAGGCGCAAACCATCAAGGACACCTTGAAGGCGCAGGGACTGGACCAGAATTATTCTGCCACTAGTCGTAATGCCACGGCACACGAACTGACCAAGGATCTGCCGGTGGCGATCCAGAAGCAGGTGCAGGACAAAGCCTCTATTCTAGACGCCTTCGATGCAGTGGCCCCAGCCGACCAGCCGCGTATGCAATCCTACGTGCAGCAGGCCACCAAGCAGGCCACCTCGGACCTGACCATGTTGCAGATCCAGGAGGAGAAGGACAAACGCAATAACGTCTGGTTGAACACGTCGGCAGACCCTGAAAAGGATGCCATGGGTATTGTTGATGGCTTCATCAGCAAGCAGAAGGATCGCCCGACTGACGCCAACCAGCGCAAGTTAATTGAGGGGGCTACCAATGCACTGCGTAGTGGCATCAAGGTAAATATCGACGGCGAAGACAAGTTGGTACAAGTGCCCCCCTCGATGTTGGCCAATGCCTTGGATGCTGTGGGTTATGACCAAGCGGCTAGTATGCTGTCTTACGGTAGTTTTAAACCGGATGAAATTGGTAATTACATCAAGGACCAGTTAGTCAATAACCCGGATATGCTGGCGCAAATGAAAGCGGCACCGCAACTAGCCGGGGCGTATGCCAAAGGAAAGATTCAACTCAGTCGCAAGATTGAAGCGGATACAACGGACGCCGTTAATACATTCAAACAACAAAATGGCATCACGCCTAATTCGTCGAGTATCATCGACCGTATTAACCGCGCCGCCAAGGAATCGAAACAGTGAGTGAATTTGACCTCAATGCTTACTTGTCCCGTCCCACTGCGCCTCCTAGTGAGGGTAATGGAACTTCAGAGTTTGATCTGAACAGTTATTTAAAGCGGGATAAGTTGGCGGGGGTCACTCCGTTTAAAACCATCAACCTGGATCAGGCAGTAGCCCGAGCCCAGCGCAATGTGGAACAGTCCCTGGTGGGTCACCTGGGGCTGGACCCTAATTCCATTACTGGTCAGGCAGTCAACGGCGCGGTGTCGTTTGCTTCTGGTACCAGCCGCGTGGCCGGTAACCTGCTGACCCTGCCGCTGGACGTATTGTCTGGGCTGGCACAAGGTTCGGTCCCTAATGACGTCATTGATGCCTACTCGCGTTACACCGAGCGGCAGAACAACCCTAATCCCGATCCAACAGCCATCTCGACCGACAGCCCGGAACAGGCAGCGGCCGATTTGGCCCTGCTCAACGGTACTGCGCAAGGCGACAGCGGTGAAGCCGGTGCCCCGCAAACCTACTTGGCTCGCCTGCAAAGCGCGGACAAGGTTCGCCAGATGGCCAAGGCGGTGGATGATCAGTTCAACATCGACCGTACAGTAGATACCACTCGCCGCGACGTCTTCTCGGATGACCTGAAAGCCGCCACCGCCAATGGTGTGGCGGATCTGCGTCAAGCCGCACATGACTGGAACTACGGGGATACCCCGGGCGAGACCGCCTCGGCCTTGAAGAACGGGATCTTCGGCACGGCCAGGACCGTGGGTAATGCGCTGGCGACGATCGCTACACATCCGGCCGCCATTGCCGAGTACACCGCAGAGAACATTCCGCAGCTGGCCATGGCCGCCAAAAGCGCCACGGCAATGGCCTTGAGCAATGCTGGTTATGGTTTCGACAACTACCGCCAAGGCATCACCGATTACCAGAAAGAAAACGATGGGATGCAGCCGACCTCAGCGGATCGCCTGAAGATGGGCCTGTTCTCGGCCAGCGCCGCGTTGGCGGAAAACGTCGGTGAATCCAACCTGGTCAAAGGCCTGATGGGCCATTCCAGCAGCAATATCGTGAAGGCGGTGGGTAAGGGCGCTGCCACCGAAGGGGCGACCGAGACTTACCAGTCCTACGCGGAAGGGCAAGGCTCGCTGCAACCGGCCAGTCTGGAGTCCATTGTGGAAGGTGGCACCATCGGCGCAGCCGTCGGCGGCACCATTCATGCCGTAGGGCATGGTAACCACGGCGAGGCCACGGCGCAGGTTGAGCAGAACAAGGCGGTGGAAGACGCCTTCTCCAAAGCGGTGGAGACGGGTGACGTCACGCCTTTGACAGACACTACCAGTCCAACCTACGCCCCTGAGCGTGCGGTACAGGCACTTCATGCTGCCGTGCTGGCGCCGGATGCGACCGAAGAGGTCAAGCAAGCCAGCCTGAAACAGGCCGATGTGATTCAGGCGGATCTGCACCAGCAGATCAAGGACATCAAGGACACCCAGACCCTCTATTCGCCGGATATGCAGGCGAACATGCAGGAAAAGATCGCTGAGAAGCAGGACCTGTTGAAAACAGCGCCGGCTGATGAGCAGGTCACCTTGCAACAGCAGATCCGTTCCTACGAGAACACGCTCGATACGGCACGCAACTACGACCCTGCGGCAGACAACGCCAAGCTAGAGCAGTTGACCCAGCAGCAAGAAGCCACCAGTGCTGCGGTGCAGCAGTTGCACATCGATGCCAGCCCCGAGACCGGGCAAGTGGAATCCCTGGTTTCACAGGTCAACGCTCCCGCCGCCGAGGACAACAAGGCCGCCGCTGAACAGCTGATGACCTTGACCATGTCCAACCCGGAGAGCCTGAGCCCGGAGCACATCAACAGTCTGCTGGACAACCCCGACAACCAGTTGACCCCGGAGCAACGGGACTCGCTGCGCGCCTTCAATGAAGCGCAAGTGGCGACCAATACGCTGAAAAGTAAAGACGCGGTCAGCACTGACATCTTCACCGGCGGGGAAGGGTTCAAGGGCCTGGACGAATATCGTTCACGGTTCCGTACCGCCATGAGCACCGGCAACCCGGCACTGGCGCAGTCTGAAGTGACGCAGCTGCAAGCGTTTGCCGCCAGTCGTGAGCAAAAAGCTCAGGTACTGGCCGATGCCTACAACCAGGTCAAGGGCACGGCGGACAGTCTGCAAGTGGTCAAGACTGATAATGGCTGGGAGATCCAGCCGCCTACCATGAGTAAACGCCAACTTCGTGCGAACGGTGGTCTGTTCGTCGATCGGACCACCTTTGCCATCCGTGACGCGGTCCAGCTGGAAGCCAAGGCACTGAGCAAGACTGCTGATTCCATGGCTTCGCTGTTGCCATCGATCAAAGCCGCCGCACCGGTTACTCAAGCCAGTGCCCCGGCAACCACGTCCGCAGATACGCAATTACGTTCGTACATAAGCACGCCAGTAACCACCGACACCGCTACGCAGGCTACGTCGGAACAAGCACCGGTATCTGACAATGCAGCGCCGGTCTCGGATAACCTGAGTACGCCTGTTACCCCCGAAGCGGCGGCGGAGCCTGCCAAAGAAGACGGTACGCTGGACGTGATCAAGAACACGCCCAAGGTCGAGGACACTGGTGTCGCCCCGGGCGAGTACACCAAGGGCAGCATGATTGGCAAGTTCTTCACCCAGCAAGCCAAAGGCGCCAAGGATGCAACGGCGCGTCCGCTGGTCGCGATGAAGGACTTCATCAGCAAGCTGAAGAACGATCGGGCGGTGGCCCAGTTGTTCATGGAAGACCGTGCGCCCCTGTCTCCGGCACAGGAACAGGCTGTGCAAGGCTTCCTTCAGTTTGCCGCCAAGGCCTTCCCGCACATCGAGAAGAACGTCAGCCGCAAGCTCAAGGGCGAGCAGTATCAATGGCAGGACTACGCCCAGCAGTTGTTGCAGGCGGACGGTACCCTGCCGCAGAACGTCAAGACGGCGATTGCCTACTCGATGTTTGCCCAGGTCAACGACATGGCCGGCGACCTGTTCAACGATGCACGGGCGATCAATACGATCCTTGGCTTGCCGTCGGACACCATCCCGAGCCGCGCCGCGTATGCACTGCTGAGCACCATCGGCACCACCGAAGCCATCGCTGCCGCAAGCCTTGGGCAGACCATCGTCCAAGCCAGTGGCTTCAAGGCGGTCAAGGGTGCACCAGTCAATGAGAAGGCTCGCCTAGAGACCGCACTGGGATTCCTGGCCATGAACAGCCTGGTCACCATGGGCGTTGGCGAGAAGGTTCGTGTCAGTGACGCCAAGATGCAGGCCGCCAAAGGTCGGGTCAGTGACCCTAATGAGCCGGTACAACTGAACAGAGACACTACCTTCTTCCGCCTCAAGGCCAGCCGTAATGCCGACAACAAGTTGGTGGTCAGTGATCAGGCGCAGGCCGTCCGTGAAGCCAGCAAGGGTACACAGGGTGCACTGGACAAGTTGTTCAGTGTGCAGTCGCGCTCGACAGAGCCAAGCCTGAAGCCTATCCCGTTCACTCAGGACAAGGCCAAGCGTACCCAACAGGGCATTAGCAGCACGCAAAGCCAGCTACTGGACAAGGTGGCCAAGCGCAAGCACGTCCTCAAGCAGAACATGTGGCAAGTCTGGGGTCAGCTAAGCAATCAGGCCCGCTATGCCATGGCCGGTGTGGTCAATGAAGACCCGGTACATGTGGTCAACCAACAGTCGACCCAGGCCAAGAATGACGCATTGATGCAGGAAGTCGACAACGCTCAGGACTGGTTCAGCAACACCCTGGGCAAGACCAAGAACGCCCTGGACACTGCGTTCTACTTCATGCCGAGCGTGTGGAGCAACTACCGGGTGGGTCTGGCGCAGAACGTCATCAACCCACAAACCAGCAAAGTGCATCGCTACCTGATCAAGCAACAAGGATGGGACACGCCGATCAAGTTGGATGATCCGGCTAGCTTCCTGCACTTCCAGTTGCGGGTACTGGAAGGCTTCGGCGTCAAGACTGAAGGCAACAAGACCTCGGCGGTGATCTCCGATGCCAAAGACGGCTGGCAGGCGCAGTTGGCCAAGCCGGAAATCAAGGCAGCGGTGGATGAACTGGTCAAGTCGCTCAATGGTGAGCAGCTGAATGAATCCGTGGTTGTGGCTGGGGTCAAGGCCGGTGGTGAAGGCTTCCACTCGCTGGCGGCGCTGACCGCGCTGGCTGAAATGCAGATGGCCACCGAGTCGGGGCAGCGCACGTTTACCACGGACTTGCCTGGTGAAGTGGACGGGGTCAACAACGGCCCACAACTGTCGATGCTGTACACCGGCACCTCCAGCGAAGCAATCATGGCGCAAGGCGGGTTCTTCACCAACGACCAGCATGCCCAGTTCTCCGACTATAAAGCGGTACCGGGCAACCACGACATGTACCAGGGCCTGATGGCCAAGATCCTTACACAGATGGACCCCAAGTACCGTGACGCCCGCGTGGCGCTGGAAGGAGTGATCGGTGAGCTGGCGGATGCCGCCGGCAACATCAAGAAGGCCGGTCGTAACATCGTCAAGACGCCACTGACCGCCGTGATGTTTGGTTCGGGTATTGGTCGCGCCGTGGCGTCGATGCAGGAAACCTTCATCGAGAACCTGTACAGCAAGATCGAGCAGGTGGCAGGCCTGCCCTTTGCCCAGCAGCAAGCGGCCATGGGTGACCTAGTAGGGCACCTCAATACACTGATCAAGACCGGTGATCCAAAGGCGGCCCTGCTGCACCCGAAATCGTCCGTCGACCAGATGATGACCACCGAGCTGAGCAAGCAGCAGACGCAAGCCATCAGCCAAGCCTTCCTGCACGTCATCGGGCAGGCCGCGACTAACACCATGAAGAATGAGTTCGGGGTGTTCATCGAGCGGCGCGACACCATCAACAAAACGGCGACCCGCGCCTATCGCCTGTACGCACTGGCGGAAAGTATTCTGCGCCAGCAGATACTGGAAGCGGCTGGCAATACCACCACCCGTGTGCGTGAAGGCAAGACTGACTTTCTGCATGACCTGACTGCGACACAGCAAGCTGAGTTGGACGCCCAGCTGAACAATGTGGCGCCTATCATGCACACCGCGCTGTCGTTGATGAGCGGCGAGCGCAATACCGGGATGATGTTGGCCAAGACCAAGAACACCTCGAGCAACGACACGGCCTACAGCAGTGAGCTGGACTTTGGGCAGAAGATCCCGCAGGTGGACGATAAGGGTGTAGCCCTCAAGGATACCCAGTCGACCAAGTCCGGCGGTACTCGCCGGGTACTGGCTGAGCCAGGGGTCGGTACCATGAGCCGCGGTATTCACTCCACGGACAGTGCCAACGCGGTGCTGACCTACGGCGAACACCCAGCGATCAACATCCACGATGCGGTACTGACCGGGATTGGTCATTTGGCTTCGGCGGCACAGGCGTTCAACAAGAACACCTTCAACGTGATGCTCAACTACTCGCCGGCACATGAAGTACAGAAGACCTTCGAGCAGACGCTGATTGGTTTCGCTGAGTTGATGCAGGACAAAGAATTCGCCAAGCTGGCGGCCCCGCACCTGGAAGAAGTCTTCACGGACTACAACCGCAAGGGCGAAGGGTTCACCACCTTGCCTAGTTCGCAGCTGCAACAGATCCGCGGGACGGCGCTGGCGGCTGACCACAACAAGTTCAGCTCCATGGCTTCAATGACCTCGGTCGGGCAGTACGCCACCGAAGGCGGTAGCTACGCCGTTACCGAGGCCGACCGTGCCGCCGCTCTGAAGGCTCAAGAGAAACTGGTCAACCGCAGCAACCCACAGGCCGACAGTGCGATGGAAGTGCTGGAAGATCATGTGGAGCCGCAGGCGCTGGACGTACAGAAGACCGCTCTGGCGCAAGGCAGCATCGAGACCGCTACGGCAGCCACGGGTTTGAATGCCCTGGTGTCGATCAAGGACTCGGTCAGCGAAACCATGCAACAGGACATCGCCCAGGTGTCCCAGACCATGCTGGAGCAGAACATTCCGTTGGGGCAAGCCATCCAGGTATTGGACCCGGTGTCCCAGACCAACCTACGCGAAGCCGTGCAGGAGAATGCCCGTGCCCAGCAATCGGTGTGGGGTGAAGTCGGTAAGCCGCGCTTCGAAAGCGACCCGGTGCTGGAAGCGCTGGTGAGTCGTGTCGGCATGACTAGCCACCAGCTGATCGATAACCTGATCCTGCACCTGGACAGCGTATTGCCTAAGGCACAGGCCCAGTTCCATAAGGAATTGCTGCAAAACGTGCGCAGCGTAACCCGGGATATTCCGGTGACCTACGTCACCCCACACACTGGCCCGGAAGGCGCCATGGGTGAGGGTGTCGACAAGTCTCGGGGCTGGTTTGCCCAGCGCGGTACCGTTCAGGGTCTGTACATCAAGTCCTCGGACTTCGTGGAATCCGGGATCACTGCGGAACTGTTGACCCATGAACTGGTGCATGCCGCGCTGTCGGGTACGGTGCAGACGGAACTGAACCGCGCCCAGCGCAACCCGAACTACAGCAGTGACGCCTTGTCGCTGGTGCGTGACCTGCAAGCGCTGCAAGCGAAAGCCCAACAACTGGTGCAGGCCAACGGTGCGCTGTCGGCCAAGTACGCCAATGCCACCAGCAACGTGCATGAGCTGATCAGCTGGGGCCTGACCAACCAGTCGTTCCAGACGGAGGTCCTGAAACAGATCAGCGTACCGGCGTCCGTGGGCAACCGTTTGTTGAACGGTGTACAAGCGTTTGTGCAGAAGATCACGGGTCTGTTGTTCAAGGGTTCGCCTAAGAGCGTCAACCAGCGTCAGGCCACTGGCATGGGACTGCTGCTGGCCAACACTGCTGGCTTGTTCAAGGCCGCCGCTGAGCGCCGTGATACCGCCAACCGGGAGCAGACCTTCAAGTACGAAGATGCTATGGACTCGGTCCAGGGCATGACTACCGATCAGGTGTACAGCGCACTGGCGGATTCGCCATCCGGCAACAAGGTCACCGATCCCCACCACGACAACGTGCTGCGTACTGTGTTGAGCAACATTGTCAGCAAGATCTATGGCCCGCACGGTGCATTCCATGAGCAGGCGCAAGCCAATGTGGCGATGACCGCCAGTGATGTGTTCCTCAAGTCGCTGGACACCGGCAAGCTGCCGTTTGCGTCGGCGGCACTGGCCTCGTCGTTCATTATCAGCGAGCAGGAAGCCTATGTACTGGAACAAGTCGAGGCGACTACCCAGTACGCCATGACCAGCAAAGAAACGCTGTTCGTCCGTTCGGCGTTGGAAGGGTTGTTCCAGCAAGCCAAGGCCAAGGTACAGGCGCGTGACTTCTATGCCGGTGACTGGTCTCAGGCCAGTGATCAGGCCAAGGCCACGGCACAGGCCAAGCACGACTTCCTGTTCAAGGCGACCTCCAATGCCGACGGCACGTCCAGTTACCTGGCCCGTTTCGCCGCACTGGGTCTGGCCAGCCAGGAAGTCAGCAAGGTCTTGCAGTTCGGTACCAGTAGTACACAGACAGCGCTGAGCAGCCTGTCAATCGGTGGCAAGATCATCGAACTGTTCAACCGTCTGCTGGCCAAGATCGCCCAGATCAACACCCGGACCTATACCGGTCAACAGGCCAATTCCCAGCTGGGACAGCTGGTCAGTCAACTGGTGGACATCGAGGCCAAGCGCAAGACACGCATGCAGGAAGCCAAGCTCAACACCTTGGACAAGCTCGAAGGCTTTATTGACGGTGGCTTGAAGTACAAGCGTCGCACCGGCCGTTCGGCTATTGCTGATTCCACCCTGTTCAAGGTGGCCTCGTCGCCACTGATTCAGGCAGTCGGGCACGCCACTACTATTCTCGCCCGGTCCCGGGTAGGTGAAGTGATGGACCGGATCAGCCTGATTCGAGACAACGCCATGAAGGGTCGCCAGGGTATCGCTATGGGCGTGATTAATGAGATCCAGGGCGTCACCGACAGTAAGCGGGCGGCCAAAGAGTTGCTGGACGGCGCCAAGTTCATTGAGCAAGGTCGTCAACACACCAACGACTATTCGGTGGATGCGGTCAACGGTTCGTTCCGCAACGGTAGCCAGGACTTGTCAGGGGTTGAACGGACTGCACTGACCCGCACCTTCCTGCGCACCAATGCGCATGCGTTGCTGGACCGCTTCGACATGACTAGGGTTACCGCGCTGCTGAATGACCCGGTGCAGATGAGGCAGGAACGCGAAGCGCTGGAGCAGCAAGTGAAAGCGCTGGGCAGCAATGCCAACTACTACCTGGTACAGACCAAGCATCTGGCCTACCACCGAGTGATCGGTGGATCGACCAGCGCCATGCAGATGCAGAGCGCCGAGAACATTGCCCAGTTGGTAGGTACCCACTTGCACGGCAGCGTGTCGGACACACAAGCCAAGGCTGCCGCTGATCTGCTGCGTCCGCTGATGGCGATGTACGCCCTGAATTACACCGATGCGGCCCAGAAGGCTCCGGCGCTGAAAGTGCTTCGTCAGGAAACCGGCCGTGAGGGTGGTGCCAATGGGGTTGAATACCTGTTGCTGCAACACAAGGCCCTGCTCAAGGACGCCAAGTCCAGCGTGTTCAATGGCAATGAAGCCCTGTTCGCTGATGGCTTCGTGCCGGAGATCCACGATCCTAAGATCGAGGTGGTGGCGGCGCACACACCGGAAACCATTGCCTACTTGCAAAAGTCGGGATTCGCTACGCCACCTACCGGCGGCAAGGTGCAACAGGACCCACATGTCCAGGGTCACCCGGACACAGTGCTGTTAACCCGTCGCGGCAGTGGCCAGGCGGACATCCTCACCGGCGCCGTGAGTTACACAAACCTGCATGCCAAAGGCACGCCGGTGGAACGTCATGACGGGGCGATTAACCTGCTGGGCGGTTCGATGGGCGCCAACCAGGCCACGGTCAACCACATCCTGGTAGCACGGGATGCGGAGATCCGTGCCATGTTCACCACCGATGGCTTGACGTTTGACCCACGCAAGCAACAAACCGGTCGTGCCGTGCCGTTGCTGCGCCCGGACGGTTCGGTGGCGGACTTTCGCTACACCATGACCGAGGACAACCGTGATGCTTTACTGGATCGCAACAACGACATGGCCAAGCTGATCGGCGCACTGGCGGCCAGTACCGTGGACAAGGTCAACAGCACACAACAGAACCGCGACGTGGTGCGGACCCTGCGCGAGCAGTACCGTGAGGATTACGCCAACCGGCCGAGCAGTTACATCAAGGTCGGGCGTGACAGCACCGATGCACGGCTGCGCGAGCAGTACCACTTGCTGTCGGATGACATCCGCGCCGAGATCAAGCGTATCTGGAAGTCGGACAACATGATGATCCCGGCCGACCAGCTGGACATGATCATGGGCTACCGCAAATACAGCCTGACCGAAGCGTTCAAGAACGTGAAGGGCAGCAAGGCTGAGGTCTACGCGGATTGGCATGCCGGGGAGTTCAATGACCGCAATCTCAGCGAGAAGCTGATGATTGGCGTGACCACCGCACTCTGGGGCGAGAAGGCCGGCTGGCGCGTGGGCAAGGCCGAGGACGCAATTCAGGAAATCATGAAGGCTACCAAGGACATCCTGGTGATCAAGTCGATCACCACGATGATTGGCAACATCAAGAGCAACCTGTCGTTGTTACTGGCTTATGGGGTACCGCTGAATAAGCTGATCGCCAACCATGCGGTAGCAATCAAGGGGGCGCTGGACTACCGCAAGGACAACAAGCGATTGATGCAGCTGGAGATGGCCGTGAACGGCGGATACGTGCCCCAGGGTCAGGCAAACGTCGAGGAGGAGATGGTGATGTTGCGGGACCGTATTGCCCGCAACCCGGTAAAAGACCTGATCGATGCCGGCCTGATGCCAACGATCGTGGAAGACGTGGATGCCATGGACAACCAATACAGCTACAAGTCGCGCCTGACCAAAGCCATTGACGACCGTACCCAGTGGGTCCCGGGACTGGCCAAGACCGTGGTCAAGGAAGGTCTGCTGTTCACCCATGACTCTATGGCCTACAAATTCCTCAGCCAGTCCACTCAGCTTTCCGACTTCGTGGCGCGTTATACCTTGTACGAGCACCTGATCAGCCGTCCTACGGATACCCTGAGTTCGGTGGACGCCATGCGTCGTGCCGAGGATGCGTTCATCAACTACGACATTCCGTCGCACCGGTCGATCCAGTACATGAACGACATGGGCTTGTTGATGTTCACCAAGTACTACCTGCGTATCCAGAAGGTGATCGCCCAGCTGTTCAAGGAGAAACCAACACGGGTACTGGCCACCGTCATGTACGGTCACTATGTACAGGGTGCGTCGGTGGTCACCGACTCCAGCTGGCTGCACCGCATCGGGCATAATCCGCTGGGTAACAGCATCCTCGGTGCACCGGCGGTGATCGATGAACTGCCTGGGGTCAAGGGTCTGTTGAATGTGTTGTAAGGCAAACGCTTAAAAGAACGGCCCTCCTGGAAACAGCGAGGGCTTTTCTTTTACGGGTTTCACTCTTTTGATTCAGGTGTGTTCCACCAGTCGTACATCATATAAGCCAAGGCCAGGATGATGATGACGACCAACGCCAAGATCCCAATCACCCGGAATAGCAGGGCGAAGAAGAAGAAGGCGGCAATACCGGCCAGCACGACACCACTGGCCATGATCAAGGCAATCAGCCCTTTTAACAGTTGCCAAAGTTTCAGCACGTTGGACTTCCTTGGATGGGTTTAATGGTCCTGGCAGTAGGCTTGCACTGACTGACAGGATTCCACTGTGAAAAACCCACAGTGAAACAGTTCCCGCGGTACCTCAAAGGTAGCCGCCAGGATTTGATAGCCTTCGCTGCGGCTGTACGCGTGCCGGTCCATCCAAGCCAACATCGCTGGCTTGCAGGCACTACGCGCTTTACGCGTACGGTCATCGGCCAGGGTACCCATGGCCAGGTCGGTGAACGGGTGTAGGCCCACGTACTTGTGGCAACCTTCGCAGTAGAACGCGTAGGGCCACTTGCCAAAGCTGGTGCGGTAGATCGCTGCGTTGTTGACGATGCTGACCGTACCGCCACAGTCACATACTGGAGCGGCCAGTCGATTGCGCACCTGGGCCAGGGACTTGGGGTTGAGCGCAGGGAAGGGTGGGTACGTCGGTACTTTCTCCAACTGGCTGCGTGGATCGATGCCGAACACTTCCGGCCAAGGTTGGTCGAGTTTAGGCATTGAGCGGTTTCCTGACGCGCTGGAACTGCATACCCTTGCAGAACATCTGGTACGGGACATGGTGAGGATCATCTTCCAGCGGACGGGCGAAGTACGCATGCACGCCGCCGGGGATCAGCTGACGCATCTGCGCAGCCGCTTCCTTGTTACCGCCCATGAGTTTGATGTATGCCTCTTCGATACATTTCTGCATGGCTTCGATGAAGGCTTCCCGGGTGGCGGGATCAGGTTCAATTGTGAGTCGAGTCATGACGCGCTCCTTACAGTAGGCGTTCAATGGGGATGAAGTGTTCCATCGACAGCTTGGCGGCAGCCAGCAATGCACTGCTGCGGGCCATTGCACGGTGACGTGTGCAGCTAAAGTCAACGACGTGTTCAGCCAAACCATCGAAGTTGCGCAGGTAGACGGAGAAGTGGGTCGGGTCAGCGGTTTCGCTGACGACCTCGATACCTGCGTCAGTGTGGTTGGTCGCAGCTACCTGGATGCTGATGTACTTAGGATCAGGCTTGATCGAGTCCATGCGTTGTACTCACTGAGTGGATGGGTGTGCAGCGCAGGCATTTGCACCGGCACTGGGTCAGGCCGCTGCTGCGGCAATAGATAGGGGTCATGGGGTGTCCAGGAATGTGTACTATGCCGATCCGTTACCTACACTGACGTCAGGTAACCAATCAAAGGAAGTGGGTGTATGGGACGAATTCTGGTGGTGTTGGCTGTCGTGTTGGGTCTGGCGGGGTGCGCTTCCGCACCGCAACCAAAAGCGCAGCTCAATGAGCAGGGGTACACAGCGTTTGCAACGCACCTGATGGTGCTGGGTTCGTGTGCTCAGCAGGGCCTTATCACCCCGGAACTTGCGGCATCGGGTAATCGTTACCTAAAGTCTCAGTTGGCGGGTTACACCTATAGCGAGGAAAAACTAAAATCTAGCTTGGTCGACTTTGCTGGTCATAACCCATTACCGGGTAAAGCTGACTGCAATACGTTGGCGGTACAGATCAGTGAATTGAATCAGCAAAATGCGTCAAACCTTGCCCAGTCCCAAGCCGATGCTCAAGAGATGGCGGACCTGACCAAGCAACTGCAAAACAGCGTGCCGGCCCCTGTGTATTGCAACCGGTTGGGTACCCAAACCTTTTGTAACTGATGCAGAGTTGCACTGGGGGTTGTCTTATCTTGCCTTGTGGCACCAGGTTCATGAATCCCTCCTCCGGTTCAACAAGACAACCCCCACTGCAACCCTTTCAGGTTGTAGTGGCCACGTCTTTCCGTGGTGTCACGGGTCTGCTCCCCGTCATCGGCTCAGTTGATATGGCCCAGTGGCGCGGCCTCCCCATTTGCGCAAGTGGTCAGCGGCGATCCAGACTTACTTGATTACCATGGGTTCCAGGGTCGCATCTCGCCATAGACGTTTTGGCTTGCGCCGAATAAGTGCCGTCTTTCCGGCGGTCATCGACAGAACGATTGAGCCCGTATGTCGAGTAGGGCTAGCCCTTTTTGTGCTTGGGCGTCCAGCAGGCGGCTTGATCCCCGCTCAGGATTCTTCTACACAAATTCAGTGGGGTCTCTCCCTCCTGTCACGGATATTTGTTTTGCCGGTATCTCCGCGCATGCTGGCCAGCTTGCGGACTTGACCTTCCCCGACTCCTCGTTACCGTCTCGTCTCCGTTCGTTGTGCACTGACGTGCAAAGTCTTTGTAGAGTTTTTCAACAGTAGGATCTTGAGCGCTTTTGGCGTCGCTACCGTATGCCAGGTACGATCCTGGGTTGAGTCATACAACAATTGGACTCGTACACCTCTTTTGATAAACCAGTGAGGGTGTGCGTAATTTCCTCTGGTAACGCAGCAAGCTGCATTGGAATGTCGGTCCAGACTCGTACGATGGCTGTGTCCCGGCAGTCACATAGCTCGCCATCTGAGAACTGCTTTTTTCATGGCCGGCCGACATTCCAATACAGCCTCTTGCGAGGCTGATCGGTGTTACTGCGGTACAGGCCCTTGCATGGTTTCCCGGGTCATATACCCCATGTAACTGATGCCGACCACCGCAGCCGTCGCTTGGATCTGGTTGGTGTGACGCAACTCAGCCAACAGCGGCACGGTGATGTTCATGACGTCGAAACCGGCGATCACCGAGGCCATGAACACATGGCCCGGTGCCGGGATGCTGAACGCCACCAGGTACCAGTGTTTGAAGTCGTTTTCCGGCATGGGACATCTCCGCAAGTGGGACCGGGCAACCGGTCCCGGTTACATCAACCGAACAGCGACTTGGTGTCCGCCACTGGCGCCACTTCGTCATTCGCCGGTTCCTGCGCAACGGCAGTTTCCGCTGGCACTTCCACTGGTGCTTCTGCCACCGGTTCAACCGGGTCCATTACCAGGTTCAGGTCCGTCACCGGATCAACCACCTGTTCAGTGGTTTCGCCGAGGGCGACACCCAGGTTAGCGGTGTCCACCACAGGGAGTTCAGCCACACCAGCTTCACCGGACTGGTGAGCATCGAGCAGTGCGTCCTGCTGTTCCTGGGTCTGTGGCGTGAGTTGGTTGAGCGGGGCATCAGCCGGCAGCAACTCACCTACCAACGGTTCATTGACCTGGCCAACCTCCAGGCTTTTCTCCGCCGCTTCGGCCTTGATCACCTGATCCAGCGACAGGGCCACCGGCGCCAGGTCCGGTACTTCAAACTCCGCCGTCACCGACGTCGGGTTGCGAGTGATGGAGAAGGTGATGTCCAGCTCGGTATCGCTGGCCAGGGCCAAGCCTTTGCTGGCGATGTACAGCGCGATGGCCGCGGAAATTTCGGCTTGTTTCAAAAAGATACGCATGGGGATACTCCGTTAGAGCTTGTAGGCTGTGAGTTGTTTGAACAGATTGCTGGCTAAACCAGCACGGATGGCTGCCGTGGCGTCAGCCATGTGCTCGGCCTTACCGGTGATGACCGACGCAACACCTTTGACGGTCTTGGTCGGCCACGGTGCTTCGGGGTGATTGAGCATGGCCCAGTCGATCATGTTCTGTTTGCTGGCTTGGGCTTTACCCACCACCAGCTTGACTTCATTGGGGGTGACCTCAATGAAGGCATGTCCGCGGGCACGGATGCTACCCAGGACACCGACACACACGCCGTAGGAAGCCATGGCGCGAGCGCTCTGGCTACCGACTGGTACTTCCACGAAGATGACTTGAGCATGCTCCAAGTACTTCTCCACGCCCTGAAACAGTTGGAAGGCTGTTTCAAGGTCCTTGGAGTTCTGGCGTACCTGCTTGCCAGTCGGGACTTCGGCATTGATCACTTCCAGCGACTTGATCAGTAGCTTGTCCGTGACAGTGCAGTAAGTCCCAGCAGCAACGCCCCAGTTTCTCAGTGACGGGTCGAACCCGACGACGCGCAGGAGGGCCATTAGCGCACCACCTTGACCACGCTATTGATGCCCTTGTCGACAGCGCGACGAACCTTCTTGGTTTCCTCGGGATCGAGGCCCTTCAGGTAGTCGTTGTTGAACACCACTTGCGCACGCAGGCAGTAGGTGGCCGGATCACTGAAGGTGTTCGAGCTGTTAAGACCGGACAGCGCTTCACTGTTGACCTTGCACTTGCTGTACAGCGGGTTGTTATTGGCGTCTTTGCTGTCGCTGAACGAACCGTCGTTGACTTCACCTACCAGGATTTGCTTGCCGAAGTCCTGGGTGATGTCCGTACTGATCTTGCCAGCACGGCCGACATACAGCATGCCAGCGATCTCTATGCGGACTCCGGCCTTGACCACGTAACCTTGGGCTACGGCTTCCGCTGCGCTGTACCAGTCTTCAAATTCGACGATGCGTACCGCTTCGTAGTCTTTGTCGGTCTTGGCCCAGTTGCGCATGGTCACCAATGCTCCGCTGCCAGCGACTTCCGCCACCGCGTACTTGGCATTGGTCTTGCTGCCATCCATCTTGCCGAAGTCAGAGACCCCGGCCTTGCCATGCAACCAATAGACAACTTCGGTGTGTGAATCGACCACCTTGACGTCAGGTGGCATCGGCATACTGATCACCGCGTCGTTTTGGATCACGGCGATGTCACAGGTACCGTCTTTCAGTTTCTCGGCGTTATCCACCGAGCCACCGGTGACCAACACTTTGAGGTCGGAGCCGGTGGCCTTGGTGATCGTCCCGCCGATGGTGGTGGCCAACGACTGGTAGAAGCCACCATCACCACCACTACAGAACCGTAGGGTGGGTGGGATCGCAGCCAAAGCCATAGACGCCATGAGCATCAGGCCCAGGCCTGTGATGTAGCGAGTCGTTACACGCATGGTTGTTCCTTATTGCAGGGTGGGGGCTTCAGCCGCAGCGGTTTCCTTGGCACGTTGCCCGAACAGGGCAATGCGCTGGGACAGCACCAGGCCGTACTTGGTCATGAAGTCCAGCTGATTGAGCAACAGCTCTTTCTCTTCGTCCGGCAGGGCCATGGCCGTGTCAGTCTCAAGGAAGGCTTGCAGCTTCTCGGACTTGGCGAACAGTTGGTTGTGTTCGATGAACACCCGCACTTCGTGCTCGGGCAGCGCTTGTTGGGCTGGAGTCAGCTGGTTAAAGCCGGCGTCCAGTTCCTTGCGCAGCGCGTAGCCTTCCAGTTCCCACAGCTTGTCTTCGGCCTTGGGCAGGCAGGCATTCAGCGCGTACTTGCTGCCTTCTTCAGCATTGAAGTTGGCGGGCGAGACGCAGGCGCTGTGCCCGGTGGCCAAGTAAAAACCATCGAGGTAGGCATGGGCGAAGGTGCTGGTGCTGTCACCGTCACGGCTTACCTGGAACGACAGGCGCTCCATCAGTGTCTGGATCTGTTCCGGTTTGATGCGGGGTGCTTGCGACATCCAGTTGCTCCTTGAGCGTTTTGACTTCCAATTCCAGGGCCTTGCAGCGCCGGTACAGGTCGTAAGTTTCGCGGCTCTGTCCCAGCTGGGCGTGCTTGCGCACATCTGCCAGTTCTTCCGCAGTGAGTGCCGTGAGTTCCTCATCGGCGTGGAGAAACAGCGCACCGCTGTCCCAGTCGATGCCGGCATTCAAGCCAGTGATCTCGACCCGGGGCGTGCCACCAATCGTGGCCTGGGATCGTTTAACTCGTACCACGACCTTCAATGAACGGCCGCGGCCACTCATTTCGATCGTACGGTTGAGTAACTCGACCAGTTGATTCGCTTCCATGGTTTGCTCCTACAAGACCGGGGTTACCCCCGGCTTTGTTCAGTTCAACCAGGACTCAGCCGAACAGGCTGGTGGTTGGCTTGGCATCCGCCGCGGCCTTCGGCAAACCGGCGACCAGTCCAGTTGTGGTGGTCTTGTCTTTGGTCACGCCACGGTTCTTGGCGATCCACTTGGTGTGGAAGTCAGCGACTTCGGACTGAGCGCGGATCTCTGCGGTGGTGCGCAGGGAGTCGCTGTGGAACACCTTGTCCAGCTCGTTGAGGTCGCGGGTTTCCGCAGTCGGTTGGTACAGGCCGGTCTGGTCGTTCTTGACCGTCTTGTTCTCGGTCACGCGAATGATGCCGAACACCGCGGTCTTGCCGATCAGTTCGACCAGTACTGGTACTTTGGTCGGGACTTCCGACTTGGAGTCGTAGTTGTAGATCTTCACGACCTTCTCTTCCGAGACCATGGCTGGCAACTCTTTACCCGCGGCGAGCAGACAGATCGAGTTGACGATCTGGTAGCCCGGCAGGTAGTGCTTCTCGCCATCCTTCTCGTAGTACGGCTTGCAGCCCTTGGCGGTGCCGGAGGTCACGTACTGGGTGGTCGAGTAGTCGCGGCCGTCGGACAACTTGCCTTCGATGACCAGGCCTTTGGCGCCACCCTTGGAGGTGATGCCGTAAGCCATGGATATGGTGATTGGGTAGGCGTCCGAATCCAGGATGCGCGAGGCGCCGCCCAGCACGTCGGTTTCGTTGGCCAGGGTTTCTTGTACTGCGGTATCAGCGAAAAAGCTCATAAGGACTTCCTTGAGTAAGGGGGAGTAGCGAATAAAGGGATCAAGGGCACGGAGTGCCCCTGTTGAACGGGGGAGGTGACTCAGGCAGCAGCAGTGGTGCCGTAGTACTGGTCGAGGCGATCGAGGATCAGTTGCAGGTTGTTGTCTGCATACGTTTCCATGTTGCTGAACATGCCCAGTGGGCCGCGCAGGCGTTCGTTGACGGTGTCCTTGGTCAGCTTGAGCTGGAACACGTACTTGAAGCCCAGTGCCTGTTCTTCGTCGGTGATGGTCAGCAGGTCGGAGCGGTAAGCCTCGAGGTCCTTGACCTTCATCTTCTTGGCGCCGATGACGGTGGAGAAGTACGACTCAATGCCGTTGTTCTTCAGTGCGCCCTTGACCGGTACCTTGGTCTCGAACACCAGTTCACCTTCGTTGTAGGTGTCCAGGGTGTGTGCGTTGAAGACCACTCGCTTGGTCGACTTGGCGACCTTGTCCTGCATCAAGGTCTTGAAGTACTGGGCAAAGTTGCCCCAGGCCACCATGCCATTGGCGGAATTCAGCACGTACAGTGACTCGTACATGTCGAGCAGGTAAGTCAGGGTGTCCACCACGATGGTGTGGATCTCTGGCTTGGTTTCCGCATGGTCGAACGCTTCCAGGACCTGGAGCGGATCGGTGATGGTGAACTGCTTGAACTTGGCCGGGAACGGCAGACGCTTGCCGGCCTCGCAGTTGAGATACATCACCCCTTCGGGGTTTTTCAGGCCCATCAAGGAGGCGGATTTGCCAGCGGCGGATTTGCCACAGAGCAGGATCAGGTGATCATTAACCGACATGGTCAACTCCTGTTAGTTGTCAAACCAGAACACCACACGGGTGGTCTCTGGATCGTCGTTTTCGTCAAAGATGGTGTTGCGGAAATCACGCAGCTCCACCCCCAGCTTGTTGTCTTCAGGTGAACCGATCAGCAACTTGACTTGCTTGACCTTGATCTCGTCCAGCGTCAGCCAGCTATGGCTGTGCCCATCTCCCAAGTCGTTGTCGTACTCCTGCTGGAGTTCTTGGCTCATGGCGGGCGCCTCACCGCGAGGTTCCCAGCTGGACTCCCACTCTGTACGGACACCCTTTGATAGCAGGCCAAACAGCCAGTAGTTACGGCTGACGTAGGTCCTTTGCAGGCGATAGCCGTCCCCGTAGGGATCGCTGATCTCGTTCTGGTTTACCCAGACCCCGTCGATACGTTTTTCCTTGTAGCAGTGGATGTCGCAGCCCATGGCCGGTCGTCTCCTTTATTCAGGCAATAGAAAACCATCAAGCGCCCGGAGGGCGCCTGTTAGGTCATGGCAGGGGGATTACGCGGCTTTGAGCAGGGCGCGAGCGACGCTGATCAGGATGGTCTTGCGGATTTCCAGCTCATCGAGCTTGTCGGCCATCTTGTCGTTGAGACCGAGTACCTTGCTGTCGATGTCGTTCTGACCGAAGCCAGCGTCCACCAGGATCATGGCGTAGCGCAGCAGCATATTGTTGCGATTACCGTCACCACTGTTGTTGATCACCCAGCGTTCGAGGTTGTCCAACGCCTGCTGAGAATCCAGCCGTTGCTTGCGTTCCTCGTTCTTGCTGGTTTTCGGGATGAACGGCAGTACATCAAACAACTCGCCGTCGGTGTACTCGACATGGGCATTGTGCGACAGCCACTTCTTGCAGCGGTGTGTGCACGACTCATCCACCTGGAACGGCAGCCCGGAGATCACGTTGTTCATGAACTCCTTGTACTCCGGTGCACTGAGCTTCAACTCGAAGGTCATTGGCAACAGGATACGGAAGCGTTGCTCCGTGTCGGTGCTTCGCTTGGTGGTGTAGTACAGGGCTTTGTAGTCCTTGAGCAGCAGCTTGGCTGTGCCCAGTGACATAGTGCCGTCGATGTCGAGCACGATCATGTTGAAACCATTGATCGCATTCTCCTCCAGACGGTAACCGCCTTGCAGGTGGTGGTTGATCCAGTGGAAACCACTGTTCTTGCCCAGCACTTCCAGCTTGTCCCACGGCACGCGCTTGTTGTCGTAATCCACCGTCATGTCGCCGGAGATGGCAATTATCATCTCGTCGAGGTTGGTGGGTTTCAATGACTCGCCACGCAAGAACTCGATCCCATCGGTGAAAGCCTTCTTGATGATGATGTTGTTCTTGTAACCCCAGGCGATGGCCAGTTGCATCATCTCGGCCTTCTGCCCGGTACCGCCACGGTAGAAGGCCAGGTCTTCGACCAGGTCCGCTTGCGTGACTTCCTTGCCCACCGAGGCGATGAACTTGGCCAGCTTGACGTATGGACGATCACGACAGAGCAGGCGCTCAAATGAGGCTCCACTTTCTTCGGCCAGTTTAATGGCCGCGTACAGGTGCTTCTCAGTCAGTTCCAGTTCATCGTCGATGAACGCGTAGGCACCAGCCAGCTTGAGCGCCTTGAAGTAACGGTGCGACAGTTCTGCCTTACGCACTTCATCGTGCTCCGGCAGGGCGGCGGCACGCCGTTCACATTGCAGCTTGTACTCGATGTACAGCAGCGTGGTTTCCCGAGTGACCACCAGTTTGCGGCGCACGTTGGACATGTCCGCCAGCCGTTCCAGCCGTTCCGCCAATTCCTCCAGATAGTCGTTGGTGTTCTGGTTGGTCATGACGTCGAAGACTTCCTCGGCAGTCATGCCCAGCAGCTTGCTGTGTTCCTGGGCATAGCCGAAGAAACAGCGCCGTGCGTAGCCGGTTTCCAGCATGGAGGCCAGTTCTTCTTCCGCCTTGCCGCCGTTGAGCAGCTTGGACGGTGTGCCGAACAGCATCATGTTGGTCGGCGTGCGGCCGTGGATTTCCTCGCTGCGCACGTTCTCGCTGGTGTTCTTGATCAGCTTCTGCTTGATCGACCCGACGTCATACAGTTCCAGGAAGGTGTTGAGTACCTCCACTTGACCCATGAGGTTGGAGCCGATTTCATCGATCACCAGGTTGACGGAGCCGGCGTTGGCCATCAGAAGCTTGTGACGCATCTGCTTGACCGCCGCCGGGGTGCCGGAGTCGAAGGTGAAGACCAGCGGGCCAAGGCCCTGGAATTCCTTCTGCACCCGTTGCAGTTCTTCTTCTTCATCGACCTGCTTACGCGAGGCGCGTTTCAAAGCCAATTGCTGAAGGTGACCTTCGGCCAGGTACTCGAAGGTCTCCATGTAACGCTCACGAAAGCTGTGCGTTACCTGAGTCTCGAGGATGTTGGTGGAGAAGCCCTTGCCTGCACCGCTGGTTGCCAGGTTGAGGGCATACATGTTGACGGGGATCTCGCCACGATCAAGGGTCTTGATCATGCAGCGCATCTGCGAAGCCAGAAGCGAGAAGTGAAAGGCCACCAACACGCGAAAGAACTCGCTGTTGGTGCTCTGTGTCTTTTCACACAGAATGGCCACCAGTTGTTCGCTGGTGGTGTGATGTTGCATGTCCTCAACGGGCAGCATGGTCGCCTCCAGGATGAATGAATCAGATCACCAAATCGCCGGAGGCGATCAGACGATCCTTCTGTGTGCACACGGTGAAGGCGGGGCAGTAGGCACAAGCCTTGACCAGCCCCGGTACCGGCACCACAACCCCGACGTTGCCGTCGGCGTACAACTTGGTATTGGCATCGGCCAGATTGTCGAAGTTCTTGGTGCTGCGGGTGCGCTTGGCGGGGTCCTTGTAATACTTGAACACGGGATCGCTGCGCCACAGTTCATCCGGCGCACATTCCGGCAACTGGTCTTCCGGTACGTCCATGCAGGACAACAGCAGCTTGACCCTTGCATCGACCCAGGCTTGGGTCTCCTCCACGGACATCAGGTGATAGGTCTTGCTCATCACCTTCTTCTGCGGATAGTTGGGGTCCTGCATGGCGCGCAGCTTGGACCAGTCGGTGAAGATGAACTCGATGGTCATCGTGTCGTCAGTGACGATCTTCGGGTTCAGCCAGCGGTACAGCGAGCCTTGTAGGATGTAGTCCGCGTCCTTGTTGCCGCTGGTCACGGAGTAGGTGGACGTGGTCTTGAAGTCCGACAGACGCCCTTCGGCGACAAAGTCAAACTTGCCGCTGACCTTGATCCCACCGACTTCCTTGTGCGAACGCACTTCCAGGTACACCGGAATGGCATCAGGTTTGAGCGCCAGCTGTTCTTCGGTGGGGTTGATCAACACACGCTCTATGACGGCTGCCGGGTAGCCCAGGGCTCCCAACGCACGCGCGTGGTGACCGACCCAGGCTTTCTCGATACCGTCATGTATGGCAGTACCCAGTCGGCTGGCGATCAGGGCATCCACATCGGTCATGGCTTCGGCAGCGGGTACCCGCTTGCCCAGCACGACCTGGCGGATCGGTTTCATCAGGGTGGTGACGCTGAGGCCGGCCGCCTCCCGGTCGTAATGGTCAACCGCTAGGAAGACCGCCACCGACAGGCTGATGCCGGTGTTGTTGGTGTACAGCTGTTGCATGATGGACATCCTTGTAGAGCAAGCCCTACTCAGTGGGTGGGATGGAAGGTACTTCGTTGATCTGAAGCCATCGGTTCAAGGTGTCCCGCGCTTCGCGGATGTCATCGAACTTGGATTTACCACCGGTGCGGACACCGGACAGCAGGAGCTTCTTGCTGGCGTGGTGGATACACCCCGCAGGGTCTTGCACGTTGAACAGGTGATGGACCTGGTACACGTCCACCTCATCGAGGTGTTCAGTGTCCTTGAAGTACTTGGGGTACAAGGCCGACAGGGACTGTTGCGCAATGGCGCCATCATCAATACGTTCAAACTGGGTCATTGCAGGGTTTCTCCATTCATTGCTGGGGTAGCGAGGTGATGTGACATGAAGGTGATGCACAGCTTGCAGGCACGTAAGTAGCGGCGAGCCTGTCCTTGTTCCACGTTGAGCGTGGTGATCAAGTCTTCGGTACAGACCCGGTCGAACAGTTGCAGCAGCGTGTGCAGACGCGTGGTGCTCAGTTGCTTGGTACTGCCAAACTCTAAGGCGGCTACACCACTGATGATGTCGTCCACTGGACCCCCGCTGTGCGGTTCTATCGAAGCCACCCACTCACGGTGGGGGTTATCGACGTACCGCGTGCGGTTGCTGGTGGCTGGGCGTAACTCGGGACGGACGTAATGCTGGTGATGCCGTATACGATCGATGCTTGCCGACCCCAGCGAGCGCTGGAGATTAGGCATGTCATCGATCGACCACGCCGGTGTGTCAATGGCGTTTTCTGTCAGTGAGTTAATAAGAATAGTTCCTATCGCGAAACGGTCCCAATATATAAGGGGTCCCCCCACTCACCTCTAGGGCGAGCGTCCCGCGCCAAACTTGGCATCGGGTTCGGGGACCGAACCACCCGCTCACTCCTCCCTCTCTTCTCTGTGGTTCCAGGCAAGTCCTAGCCGTCGGCGCCCGAGCGGCGAGCGCAGCGAGGCCCGAAGGGATGCCGAAAGGCGACGGACGAAGCCGGCCAACCCAAGAAAAGGAAAATGAATAAAACGGTTTTAACAGCCGCGCTTTCCCCTCCGGCCTACCACCCCTGGCGGCTGCGTCGCTGCGCTCCTCGCCTTGGGGTACGGCCATCGGGTCAATCGCTGGGAACAGGAAGAGGGCGCCGAGGCACCCACTCCCTACCTTCATGGCTTGAGCCTTCAGAACGCGATCTCGCAGGCACCACCGCTGCATGCGGCACCGCCCAACGTGTTCACCTCGGTGTAGCTCTGTTTGGAAAGCGCCTCGGTGAAGTTGATAGGCTGCACCTGACGCGCCAGCGACTCCCATTTATGGAAGTTGTAGACGTCCTTCAGACAGTAGGTCATCTGCTTCAGGTCACTTCCAAAGAAGTTCTTGGCGAAACCTTCGGCACGTCGTACCCAATCCCGCTTGAGCAGGTCGGTGCGGTGCGTCGGGTGCAGTTCCTGGCCAATCCCCAGCACCGTGGCGCATGCGCTCCACAGGTCATCGTGGAAGGCGTACAGCCCGTCGACGATCAGCCCAGAGGCGAGCAGGCTGGCATTGCCATACTGCGCGGTGATTTCCTCTAGGCTACGCACCTCGGTGAACGGCGCCTGCGCGTAGTCCTTGTCGCCGCTGGAGGACAGCAGGCTGACACCGGCAAACCACTGACGGTTGTCGAACAGGTACTGCTCCACTGCATCCCAGTCATCCACCGAAATGGTGTTGGAGATGTTGTGGCGCAGCTGCGGATCGACGGCCAGGGACACGTCGGTACCAGCCTCGACCCAATACTGCTGGGCGAGCTTGACGTATTCCAGTTGCTTGACCCCGTACAGGTCGGACTTGAACACCGACTTCGGATCGGACACCACAGGGAAGCTGACCACCTTGTCGGTGCCGTTCTGTGACCAGACCGAGTCCTCTACCATCTCCGGGTTGACCTGCTGGATCAGGTGCAGCACGCCATCGGTGTCGTTCATCTGCACGTTGCGGAAGTAGCGCGCCGAGTGCTCGCCGTGAATCCCGCTGGCCGTGCCGAGCTTGACTGAAGCGTTGCCCGATGGCTTGGCGCAGGTGGTGCGCGGCGCCGGGTTGATGCCGATCAGGGCAGCGATCTGCTTGTTGGTGGCTTTCACCAGTTCAGCCCCGGCAACCATGTTGTCCTTGTGGAACAGCACGTCCGGGTTGTTCATCCAGCCGGTGATGGAAACGCCCAGCAGAGCCTCCCGGTCGACGATCTCCTTGGTGGTTTGGGTCAGGTAGGTGAAGTTGGTGTAGCCGGCCTGGAGCGTGCCCAGGATCGCCCCGGCACGGCAGGCCTTAAGTAGGTCGCTGACGGTGAAGCACTGACCGCCATTGATCTCGGTCAGGTTGCACATCTGGAAACCGGTCTTGCCGGTGAGCCAGTGAATCGGTCGCATGCCGATTTCGACGCACGGGTTGTAGGCGGCGTCCAGCGAGTGGGTGAAGATGAAGCCCGGTTCGCCAAAGGTACGCACCGACTGCATGATGCCTTTCCACTCGTCACGGTTCAGCTCGTCCCGCACGAGCATGGCTGAGTTGTTCGAGCGCCCGCGCTGCGGGTTGTCGACAAACCAGTTGCCGGTCTTCGCGTTGAGCATGGCCTGGTCGTCTTTGGAGAACAGGCAGATCGTTGCCGAGCGACGAACGCCCCCGGACAGTACGGCGTCCGACATGTGCATGACGAAGTCGTAGACGCACAGGGACGACATCCGGGTGTCGGTAGCGACCATGGCTTCCATCAGCTTTTCGCACTTCTGCAAGGCCAGTTGCAAACCGTCCGCGCCGGGGGCCTTGAAGCCACCGGAGATGAACGCACCCTTTGGGCGGATCAGGCTGAAGTCAAAGTTGACGTGGCAGTGACGGTACTCAGGGAACGAACCGCCGTCGCTGAAGTAGCTGGAGAGCAGTACGCCAAAAGCGTCGGCCCAGCCTTCGATGCTGTCGGGAATCACAAACAGCTTGGATTCCTGACCGCGTGGCGAGATCACCGGCAGCTTGGCCACATGCTGGGTCTGTACGCTGAAGCCGACACCACAGCCACACAGCAGCAGGTACATGGCTTCCTGGAAAAACTCAGGACGGTCGGCATACGAGCTTGAGCAGTTGTACAAGCGCGCTTCGTGCTTGAAGATCTGCTCGCCGCCGAACTGAAGCGCACGTTGTGCACCCAGAACCTTCTTGTTGCGGTACATCTCTTCGGCGAAGTCGATCTCGGCCGCCAGTTCATCGTTCATGCAGTGGGCATACTTGGCCCGGTGCATATCCATCACGCGCTTGACCGATTCGTCCCACGACTCATAGCGTCCCAGCGCTTCGTCCCAGCGCGAGTAGCCCATGTAAAACTTGGCTTGCGCCATCATTTGCTTACCGAGACCGGAGTCTATGGTTTGACCGTTCATACCGTTTCCTTGTGTGCAGGTAGAGAGGCCCTCGACGGAGGGCCAATTAGTTAAGGCAAGGGGTTACACCGCCACCGGCGCCTTGATGGGCGGGTGGGACAGGTAGTTGCTCAGGACAAAGTCGCTGTACTCGAAGCCATCGATGCTCTGGCCCCGGTTAAGCAGGTACATCTGTGGCAGCGGCAGCGTTTCGCGCTCCAGTTGTTCGCGGACTTGCTGGACGTGGTTGCTATAGATGTGGCAATCGCCACCGGTCCAGATGAACTCTCCTACGGCCATGTTGCAGACCTGGGCCACCATCTGGGTCAGCAGGGCATAGCTGGCGATGTTGAAGGGCACGCCGAGGAACAGGTCCGCCGAGCGCTGGTACAGCTGGCAGCTCAGGCGCCGGGTCGGGATCTCCAGCTTGTCCAGGACTTCCGCGAGGAAGCGCTTGTTGTCAACGGCACCGAGCAGGGTGTGACCGCGTTGCTTGTGGAGTTCCACCCGTTCCGCCAGCGTCAGCTCCACGGTGTAGAACTGGAACAGGCAGTGGCACGGCGGCAACGCCATGTCATCAACGTCAGTCGGGTTCCAGGCGCTGACCAGCATCCGGCGCGAATCCGGGTTGGTCTTGAGCGTCTGGATCAACTCGGCGATCTGATCGATGTAACCACCTTCGGCATTTGGCCAGCTGCGCCACTGCGCTCCGTACACCGGACCCAAGTCACCGTTCTCGTCCGCCCAGGCATCCCAGATCTTCACGCCGTTGTTCTGCAAGTAGCGCACATTGGTGTCGCCCTTGAGGAACCACAGCAGTTCATGGATCACGCTTTTCAGGTGAACCTGCTTGGTGGTGACCAGGGGAAACAGTCCACCGGACAAGTCAAAGCGCAGCTGCGCACCAAACACGCTGTAAGTACCGGTGTTGGTGCGGTCATCTTTATAAGTGCCGTGGTCAATGACCCGTTCAAGAAGTTGCAAGTATTGCTTCATTGGTTTAAGTCCGGTCAGGAATGGGCAGGTCTTGTACGCCGTCATAAATAGCGGTGGCGAGGTCCAGACAAGTTTTGGTTAAAGCGCCGGCACGTAAAGCAGTCAGTACTTTATCCGGTGTTACATTGGGGTTGCGCAATGCTTCTCGTGACAACATGTCTTCGGCAATTATGCGAATACGCCGCTGACGCTCTTTACGGTTATAGTCGGAGAGGTGTTGACTCAGTGCTGTTTTTTCATCGAAGTCACTCATTTAGTTGAACTCAGGCAGGCGGAACAGACACACACGTCACCGTGTTCCAGTTCCTTGGCTTGTTGAGCAAAACACCAGCAAGTGGTTTTGCCCAGTTGAATATCGCAACGCACCGGTCCTGAACATTGGGGGGCAGGAGTGTGTCACGACAGGGGTAATAGCGTGTCGGGTTTTTGTGTGGTCAGTCATGGCTTATGTACACTAGCAGGTAATTAATCGAGGCGACTTTATATGAGTCTAATGGTGTGCGGCACCGGTGGTTGGAATGGCCCGAAGCCGGGTGACCCCAATACTGATAATTTGCTCTTGACGGCCACACCCGCGTTTGGCGGGATTGACTTGAACTGGACCTACCCGGCGATACTCCCGGAGGCGGTGGCGTACACGATTATTTACCGGAGTTTGAATCCTAATCCGGCGAGTATGGTGCGGTTAGTTTATGCGTCGGGCAACTTCTTCTACGACCGTATCGAAGTGTCCAACAACATAACCTATTACTACTGGATTCAGGTGGTGTCGGTAAACGGTACCCAGGGCAAGGTCATTGGACCGGCCAGTGCGATCGCCAAACCATTGATTGGTGACATGATCACGCTGCTCACCGGGCAGATTGACGCCGGGGTTCTGGCGCAGTCGCTGAAGCAATCCATCGACCGGGTCGAACTCAACAGCCTGAAGATCGACCAGGAGCTGATCGACCGGGCAGCGCAGGACGATGCCCTGGGCGTGTTGTTCAACGAAGTCGAGGCGCATTCCGAAGAAACGCGGGCCTTACTCCAGACCGAAGTGCTGGCGCGGACCTCGGCGCAGGAAGCCTTTGTCACCGCGGTCAACACGGTCTACGCCACGCTAAACGGCAACATCAGTGCGGTGCAACAGACCCAGCTGGCGCAGGTCAATGACTTGGGCAACCTGGCCAAATCGCTGACCAATGTGGAGTCCTCGCTGGGCAGCTCGATTGCCCAGGTCTCGCAGAACCTTCAGACCAACATCGACTCGGTGAACGGGGTGGTGGGTAAGATCGGCGCGTTGTACACGGCGCAGGTCAACGTCAATGGTTTGATTGGTGGCTTCGGTGTCTACAACGACGGTACCTCGGTGCAGGCTGGGTTCGATGTCGACCAGTTCTGGGTCGGGCGGACCAAGAAAAACGGTCGTAAACCCTTCATCGTCAACAGCGATGGTTTCGTCTACATCGACGAAGCGGCGATTTACAGCCTGACCTTCTCCAAGCTGCGCGACGAGTCCGGCTCGTTCATCGTCAAGGATGGCAAGGTCCAAGCCAAGTTCATCCAGGCCGACCAGTTGCAAGTGGCCTGGGCCAAGATCCAGAACGTCGACATACAGACTGCCCATATCCGCGACGCCAACGTGACCACCCTGAAGATTCAGGGCAATGCGGTAACCATTCCGGTGGGGATGGTGGGTGGTGGCGCTATACCGGTGGTGCGTTTGGTGATGGATCAGCCAGGGATGGTCATGGTGATGGTCATGGCTAACTTCATTGCCGGTCCCGGTAACCTCGGTGCCTCCAGCTGCCTGCTGCAAACCAGCGTCAATGGCATGCTCGGGCCGCAGGTCGGGGTCACCGCACCGGAGAATTATTCCGCCTCGGCGGTGGCCTTTGGGCAGTACTGGCTGGAGGCCGGCACGTACGACTGCACGGGTCTCATCAGCTTCCAATACAACA